CTGCGCCATTTATTGCAACATTACCACTAAACCTACCCGTACCTGTTACATCAAGTTTATATGTATCATTAGTGTTTCCTATTGATAAATTACCTGAAGCGTTTAACGTCATAGCTTGTGTAAAGGTTATGGCATTACCTGCTGTGCCTACTGGTGCATTATACCATCTATGTTCACTTGTTAAAGCAGTAATTGAGTATCTTGCTGCACCATCTCCAGTACTTTTATATTCCCATCTTGAATCCGTTGCATCAAAAAATGAATTGGTGCTAAAACTAAAATCATTTGCTCCTCCACCTGTCCAAGCCATAGCAGCTGCAGCAAATTCAAATGCTTTCCAACTACTACTCCACGCACTTGGTGTTACTCCTAGTCCTAAATTACCAGAGGCATCTAAACGCATACGTTCTGCATCGGTGCTTCCGTTGTATGTCCAAAATTGTATGTTTGTCGCTCCCGTACTTGCATTTTGCTCAACTGCTTGTATTCTCGCATTTCTAATTCCACTACCACTTGCTCCAGCCGCAGTTAAAAAACTAATTTCAACCGCATTATTTAAAGCATCTGCGACAGGGTTATCTATTACTAATTGACCACCTATGCCTCCTGAGTTTGATTTTGCAATATGAAGAATTGCGTCGGGGGAAGAAGTGCCTATTCCTAAATTACCAGAGGATGTAAGCGCTAATCTATCCGCATTTGCAGTTTCGTCATATGTTATTAAATCACCTGAACTACTTATTTGATAAGCATAACTTCTAACTGATGTCCTTGTTAATTGAAATAAATCAGCACCTCCCGCAACATCTAACTTATATGCTGGGGAAGAAGTACCTATTCCTAACCCTGTAGAGGTAAGACGCATACCTTCAGCAGCATTTGTGCCAAATATTAAACCGCCATTTACTTCATTCCAAAGAGATAAATCAGTATTATTATGAAAAACATATCCCCTTGCATTACCGCCTATTTGAAAACCTAATATTGCACCAGCACTTCCCGCAACATTTATATTACCCCTTCCTGATGCTGTGTATGAATTACTTGAAGTACCAATGCCTAACCCAGTAGAGGTAAGACGCATTTGCTCACTTGCATTTTGAACAAAAACTAAAGGCACATTCGTTATTGCACCTATTTCTACCGCATTATCAGATGCCTCAAACTTTGCAATTTGTGTTGCGTTATCATTAGAATAAAACCTTAATGTGCCACTATTTGCAGTTGCTCTACCTCTTATTTTGATAGAACTTCCCCCAGCATTACTACTAACTTCTAATGGGAAACTTGCATCTGTAATGTTAATTCCTATACTTCCACCATTGTCATAAATTACACTATTTCCTATTGCACTTGAACTTGTAAACTTGGGTATATAGTTGGTAGTACCTGTTCCTGTAATTTGATTTGCAGGAGTAGTACCACTTGTGCCAGAGGTTCCAGAAGTACCTGAAGATCCACTAGTACCAGATGTTCCTGAAGTTCCAGAGGTGCCGCTAAGACCCCCATAAGGAAGTGAATTCCAAGCAGTTACACCATCACCAATTTTAAATAAATCAGTATCTGTTTCAAATCCTAATTCTCCATCTAAAAGAACAGGATTAGAGGAAGTCCAAGTTGCTGCTAACCCTCTTCTAAATTGAAATATCCCGTAACTCATATATTTTTTAATTTACACTTCCAAAATCAATTTTAAACAATCCAGCTATAGACATAGATGGTGTTCCTCCATCAACATTGAAGTAGTTTATATTTGTTGTTTCACCAGAAGTCCCACTCGTACCAGAGGTTCCAGAAGACCCTGAGGAACCTGCTGTACCAGATGTACCCGTTGTTCCAGATGTTCCTGTGGTGCCTGAAGATCCAGAGCTGCCACTAGTTCCACTAGTACCGCTGGTTCCTCCTGTTCCATTGGTACCAGATGTACCAGCTGTTCCACTTGTTCCTGAGCTTCCTGCTGTACCTGAGCTACCAGCAGTGCCACTAGACCCTGATGTGCCAGAGGTGCCACTTGTACCATTCACTCCTGATGTACCAGAAGTGCCTGACACTCCGCTAGTTCCAGAGGTGCCTGTTGTACCACTAGTCCCTGTAGTGCCCGATGTACCACTTGTTCCTGTTGTACCACTAGATCCAGAGGTGCCAGAGGTTCCTGGACTTCCTGCTGTTCCACTAGTACCAGAACTACCACTTGTTCCAGAAGACCCACTTGTTCCACTAGTACCACCAGTGCCATCTGTACCTGATGTACCTGATGTACCTCGTGTACCACTACTACCACTAGACCCACTTGTACCAGATGTACCTGTTGTTCCACTTGATCCACTAGATCCTGAGGTGCCACTAGTACCACTTGTACCACCTGATCCATCAGTTCCTGATGTTCCAGATGATCCACTAGTAGCGCTAGTACCTGAAGACCCTGAGGTGCCTGTAGTTCCTGATGTACCACTAGTGCCATCTATACCACTAGAACCAGAGGTTCCAGACGTACCAGAGGTGCCTGTTGTACCAGAGGTTCCAGAAGTTCCAGATGTACCTGTGCTGCCCGATGTACCAGATGTAGCAGATGTTCCACTGGTACCTGACGTACCATTAGAACCATCTCCTCCTGTTGCACCATCTAGGTTTACAAACCATGAACTGTATGTTCCACTTCCCACCTGTGTAATGGTGATGAATGATAAACTACCTGTAAGAGGATTGTAGGATGTCACCTCAGCCTCTTGGTAATTCGTTGCATCGTAGGCAATTATAATAGACTGAGCCACTGTATAGGCTAATCCTGTTCCTACAGTGATTGTACCTGGGTTACCAGCAGCTTGTAATGTATATGTTGTGCTTGATGTAGTGGCATATCTATCCCCACTCAAGCCAGAGCTTCCTGATGTACCAGTGGTTCCACTAGTTCCAGACGTGCCTGATGTAGCACTTGTACCACTTGTTCCACTTGTTGCACTGGTTCCTGATGTTCCACTTGTTCCTCCAGATCCATCAGTGCCACTAGTCCCAGCTGTACCACTGGTGCCAGATGTTCCTGTGGTGCCACTACTTCCTGATGTTCCACTGGTTCCACTTGAACCTCCTGTACCATCTGTTGCAGACGTACCACTTGTGCCACTAGAGCCTGAAGATCCTGATGTACCTGTGGTTCCAGAAGTTCCTGTTGTACCAGAACTACCACTGGTGGCACTTGTACCACTAGTGCCAGATGTGCCTCCTGTACCATCAGTTCCAGAAGAGCCTGATGTACCAGAGGTGGCTGATGTACCTGATGTTCCACTTGTTCCCTCTGAGCCATCAGTTCCAGATGTCCCAGAAGTGCCTGAGGTTCCACTAGTTGCAGATGTGCCTGATGTACCTGTGCTACCTGAAGTACCACTAGTCGCACTAGTTCCTGAGGACCCAGAAGATCCAGAAGTTCCAGAGGTTCCACCACTACCATCTGTTCCAGAAGTGCCACTTGTCCCACTTGTTCCACTAGACCCACTTGTGCCTGTAGTACCACTGCTTCCACTTGTAGCTGATGTTCCTGAGGTTCCAGATGTACCTCCTGTTCCGTCTGTAGCGCTAGTACCAGAAGTTCCACTAGTTGCACTAGTACCAGATGTTCCTGATGTACCAGTGGAGCCAGAAGTACCTGATGTACCTGTGGTACCAGATGTGCCCGTTGTACCAGAGGTACCAGACGTTCCTGTTGTACCACTTGTGCCTGATGTAGCAGATGTACCTGATGTTCCAGATGTGCCTGTAGTTCCAGAACTGCCTGATGTACCACTAGTTGCAGAAGTTCCAGAAGTACCACTTGTACCGCTAGTTCCTCCACTACCATCTGTGCCTGACGTACCACTAGTACCTGTTGTTCCACTAGTACCAGCTGTGCCTGAAGTACCACTGGTACCTGTTGTACCAGAGGTTCCTGTAGTTCCGCTTGTTCCTGAAGTGCCTGAAGTACCTGCAGTGCCACTTGTACCAGCAGTTCCAGAGGTACCACTGGTTCCAGATGTACCCACCTCAGCTAAGGCAGCATCCAGTTTCTCGATAACCACCTGCAGGTTGTCGTTAGTATTAACACCAGAATACACCAAATTGGGGCCTTCATAGAAAACACAGGCCGCATTTAGTATAATTGGACATTTAGGAGGGGCACAAAGAACATTCATGCTCTATAGGATGTGTATGGATTAATGAACTATTTTTAGCGTATCACCAGTGCGATACACTTGTCCAACAGTGAGTCCGCCTAATAATGCAGCAGCGTTATCAGCGTATACAGGAGCTCCTGTGGTGGGAATGGTGAGCACAAGTTTCCAGTCAGCAGCTCCCAGTCCTGTTGTAGCAGCATGGAAGAGCTTGGGGAAAGGAGTTGTGTTTACATAAAGCTGTCCTACATAGACAGCACTGTTTGTAGGTCCTGTCACCCCTGTAACAGGAACAAGATTAGCATCAATTTTTTGGAGTGCAACTTCCAGAGAATCAAGGGGTTGTATATCTGTATTAGGCAGATATTCTCCATTGTAAAGAATACATAAAGCATTCTCATACGTAGCACATGTGGGGCAAATAGCAGCGGTTCTCATAGTGAGCAAAGTTAGTTAATTAGTATTAATATTCAATGAGTTAGAGGAAAAATTCCTCATAATATAGCGTTATCATCTCCTTGTTTCCTTCTGGATGGTTACATCATATTCCTTAGCAAACTCAGAGTCAAGGATGGCCATATAGGTGATGAGAGATTTTGTTACGGGGAACATCTTAGCTAGGTTCTTTACAGGCTGTGCTTTCTTTCTCACCTCATCCATTGTTAAATCTGGGTTGGATGTATCCACACCTGTGGTTTCCATTATGAAATGGCTACCAAATCTACTTGCATCAGAGAAGATACCTAGTGCTGGGAATGCAGAACCACTTAGTATTTTCTGGAACTCTACAGGATTGTAGAAGAAAGAAAGCTCACTAATGAATCTATCTACAACACGCTGGGCATATCTGTGGAAGTTTTTATCAGCCTTATCATCGTCATCATCTGGAGCTACAAACCCAAGAGCCATCATAGCACCCAGTAGAGATAGACCAATTGCAAACTCCTTCATTTGATTACGAAGGTTGGTTCTAATCAAATCAATGAATTGATCCCTATCCATTTCAAGAGGCTTTCCTGTACGCTTCTCATAGGTGGTAGAGAAGTCCTCATACATCTTATCTAGCACAGCAAGCCCTTTATCATTGAGAGACAATATGTTATAGATGTTAGAGTTCATGTCTCTAAGTGATGTACCCACTACATATGCCCAAAGTCTGATTCTACCAATGTCATATTTCTCTCCTGTGGTTTGTCCTTTCTCATCTATTTCTACAGAGAAGTCATCACTCACCTTTCTAAACTCACCAAAGCGTGTATCCACCAGCTTAGGAATCCAGTTCTTAAATACCATCATAGACCTAGTCCACACATTCATGCTCATACGGTTGACATCACTATCAGATAGTCCACCTGTAGCATTTCTAGAAATACGTCTAGTGAGATTGGTAAGTCGTTGAATCTCAGTGTTATTGGTTAAATCAAGCCCAGGAATGACAAGCTTTCCATCTTCTAGTTTCTTTGTAGCACTAATAGATCTTGTCTTCTTTAGCTCTTCTATTTCCTGTTTTATTTTAGGAGCCACCTCTCTATACTTAGCAGCAGAGGCATATCTATCTTTATACTTGTTCTTTACAAACTCATTGATGCTTACAATCTTTCCATTCTCCACCATCATGTTATCCAGAAGGGTGAGGAATATAGACTTCTCCATGTGTTGTTCTGGTTCTCTCATGAACACCATTAGGAAGTCTGAGAAGCTAGATCTTGTTAGTCTTGTAAGACCAGCAGCTTTTAGTTTCTCATAGTTGGGATCATCTTTTAGAGGTAGGAATGTATCAATAAGCTGAAGGAACATGTCACGCTCCTCATCATTTTTAAACTTATTTCCCACCAGCTTCAGCTCATTAGCTCCCACCTCTCTAGCATTAAAATATGTACCAGCCTGTGTAGCAATCTGGATGTTACTACCAAATGCGTTCACAGCACCTGATACAAACTCAAGCCCAAGAGCTTTTAATTGGAAAGCCCTGTTTGCAGCATCCATGGTTTTCACCAGAGATGTAGCAGATGGGTTTTCTTCAGGTTTAAATATCTCTCTACCAGCAACCCTGTTAATAGCTGTCTTTACAAAGTTGGTCACCTTTCCTATACCTAGAGGGGTGTCACTATCAGAGAGAGGATATTTCTGCTCATAAAGCAAAGCACGAAGGAAGTCATTGAACATCTTAGTGTTCTCTTCATTCCCTTTAAGTTCTTCAGGTTTTCCATTTACAAACACCACATCTCCAGTTCTGTTTGTATTTAAGTGGCTCTTGAAGGTTTCAATAGTTTTAACCAAATTAAGCTGACCTTCCACTTCAGACAAATACTTATACTTCTCCATGTGGTTGATGTATAAGATCATGTTCTTAAACACGTCCTCACTTACATCAGAATAATCATTTACACCACTTTCTGTTTTTGTGAAGTCATAAGAGTAGTATTTGGGAATAGCGTTCTCCAGTTCACCTGTAAGTTCATTCACCTTTCCATATCCCACATCATCTGCTTTAATATCTAAAGCATCTTTCCAGTTGGATATTGCTGACAAACTAAAGTCCCAAGCTAGGCTTTCAGCCATGCTCTTTCTTACAAAGGGTAGGAATGTAGAGGCTACACGATTACTGATATATCCAGATTCTTTAGCCTTCTGGTTCATCTTAGTGATGAAATTGTAAAGATCATTAAGCTCTGAGTCCTTGAGGATTTCTTTATATTCCTCTGTGTACCAATCAGTTTTGGGATGTCTTTTGAGAATAGGATTGTTCCAGCCATTAAATCCTGGAAAATCCAAATCATATTTCTGTTTCTCTTCTTCTATAAGCTTGTCTAGTAGTGCAGGATTGTCATCATACAGCTTTTCAATTCTTGCGATTCTGTTAGTTAGCATCTTATCAGCCTCAGCTTTGTAAGCTGCTACATCCACATTGTTCTTCACCCAAGCTATATCACCCTGACCTGTGCTAGCCATTTCATCTAGCTTTGTGTAAAACTCTCTTCTAAACTTGTATACAAGCTTATTTACCAAATTGTTTTCCTTATCTCTTTGGTAGATTTTCTGTACAAACTTTCGTGTATCTCCACCTCTATCAACAATCCTTTTCCTTATAGCCATTAGTTCATCCACCTCTCCTATAGCATCTCTAGAAGCTCTACCCTTTGCATTTGTAACAAGCTTGTAGAGGATTTGTAAAGAAGCAAGAGGGAGTTCTGAAATGCCTCTGAATGTGGAAGATAAACCCTTGATAACTGCCTCAGCACTAAGGAGTCCTGAAACTAGGTTACGCTGTCCAATATGTTTGTCAGCAAACTTTTGAGAAGCTTCTTTTATGTCAGCTCTAGAAAGCCTAATAGAACGGGCTTGTGTAGAGATTTGCTCTAACAAATCCTTTCTAAATTGTACATCCTGTTTAGCTTCATCAGTGGTGGCATCAGCTTCCATCTCTTTTGTATACACCAGGTCAGCCACTAAGTCATCTATTCCACCAAACACTTCTGCTAAAGCTAGATACTCTCTCATGTCATCAGAAAACTCAGATAGTTCTTTGTTCTCAGAATCTTCTGACAGAGCTGGTCTATCCTTGTAAATAGTGTTATAATCATTTAGGATTTGCTCACCTTGTTTTTTCATCAGGGTGATGAGGTCTACAAGAGGAGCAATGTTCATAGCTGTTTGAGCAGCACGGATGGATTGTTTTAAGGCATTAAGACGATCACTCTTAAACTCACGTTCATCCTCATCTGTCACCACCTTTTTAGAAATCTGTCTGTACACAGCATTTAACATACCTAGAAGTCTGTCTAGGTTTTTATATCCTGTAGACTCAGTTTCTTCTGATACAGGCACCAAACGAAGGTCTTCTATCTCTGCTGTGTTTACAGAACCTATTGCTATTCCAGTCATAATAATGGGAGAGTTTTCCACCTTTGGATTTTCTTTCTTCACATCCATTAAAATAGGAATAGCTCTGTTTAATCCAAACTCTTTTATCCCATAGTTGTCACGCAGGATTTCCTTATATCTAGTGAGCTGGATGTTGTAAGCTCCTTGCTTATACCAGGTGACATCCTTTGCACCCTTAGCTAGGCTCATAAACTTCCAGTCAAAGATGTTAGCCTTACCATTTTCTTCTAAAATTAGAAGGTCAACAGTACCAGCCTCTTTCTCTTTATTATCAAATATAAACACCTCAGAGAACACCAGTGGATTCTTACCATCTTTTGTAAAGCTAGCTATGAGGTCAGTGTAATACTTCTCTAGCTTTTGGTACACCTCTTCATCAACAGGATCAAGTCTTTCAAAGCGTTCTCCAGGAACATCTCTTCTTGTACCATCCTCATTGAAATATCTAAGGTGGATGTCTTCAAAGAACTTGTGTCCTTTAACACCCTGTTGTCTTTTAAACTCGTTAAACTTCTTCTCTTCTTCTGTAAACACCTTATCCCCAAAACGTTGCTTATACCAAGCTTTTACACGGTCTGTCACCCTTTTAAGTACACGAGACCATGAACCATCAGGCTGTTTTATTTCGTAATAGTTATTAGCTTCTTCTGTATCAAGTAGTAGAGGGTCAGCAGTTTCCTTAGTTTCCACCACCTTTTTCAGGTTGTCTTTTGTCTGTAACAAGCTTTGCTGTACATCCTTTTGAATATCAGAGAGTTGGAAATAGATTTCACCCTCTGTCATATCAATCATATTCCCTTCCACCTCACCAGCCATGATTTTAGCAGCTGTGTCTTGGAACAAAGAGATGTCAGATTTCAAATACAAACCTCTAATAAACTGTAATATCTTAGCCCAGAAGTTTGCCACTAAAGACCTGTTCTCTTCTTTCAACAGCTCAGGGAACATCTCTTCATTAGTTCCACCATTTATAATGAGCTCAGTAATTAGCTTATCTACAGCCTCTTTCTTTATTTTACGGATGTTAGGCTTACCATCAGCTGTCTGGTAGTTCTTATTGTTTCTATACTGGTCTAATGTGTATTTGTATATCTTGAATCTATCAATCTTAGATATCATTTCGTTGATGAGCTGTGGGTTGGTTTGCTCCACCATCTGTGTAGCAATGTGTACAAGTTCTTCTACAATTGCTACATCCTCTTTACCCTCAGCAATAGCTATCACCTTTCTCATAGCATCTGCCACACCATTCACACCCTTTACATCAATGCCTGTTTGTTTAGAATAGGTGCTAAGATCGGTGATAGATATACCCATTTGTGCAGCAAGCTTTTTCACCTTCTCAGTGAGCTCTTTAGGAATAGGAGCAATAGGAATAACAGGCTCTTGGTTATAGATGTCTATGGGAGCATCTCCATCATAAAGGTCATTTATATCATCTTCTGATAATCCAGTGGTTTGGAAGTTGTCATGCTTTTTCTGAAGCTCTTCAAACATTTCCTCGTTAGGAATAGCTTTCACCCTATCATTGATTAGCCTTTCTGTAGTGAATAGTTTACCACTATTTTTCACTCCATACTTATTTCTGGCTAAGTCAGATAGTTTATTGTTCTCAAAGAAGAACATGGCATTTGTGACAAACATATTGTCATCAATATATCCTTTCTTCTTTAAGTGGTTAATTGCGTTTATTTGAACGTTACAAGCCATTAAATATTAGTTTTAGCATGTGAATGGGTCTGCACCTTGAATATCACTAATGTCATATACATAAAGTTTTCCCCTACCATTTATCCAATCTCTAACCATTTGATAGGAAAGTTCTTCAGCAGAGGTAACACCTTCTGACTGTAGCATAGCTTCTTTACCACCAGCTTCATCAACAGTGAGTAAACCTCTATTAGTAACCATATATTCTTTATTACCAATTCTTCTTATCTCACTTTGACCAACAGGGATATTAATTCTTTCACTTTCTGATGTAGATCTTACAGTGGTAGTTTTCAATCCCTGTTCAATCTTTTCCACATTCTGAGGTTGCATTGTAATACCCTTCACACGTGTGCCTGTACCTCTTTGTGTTGTTCTACTAGGCTTCTTTTCAAACTCAGAGATTATGGCATTATCATCTATACCATCTGTCTTAATAAAGCCATTATTAATATCAGATGTATGTTCTACATCCCAAAACTCGTTAGCTCTATATCCATCACCCCATGCATTTACAGCCTTGTAGATGAAATACTTTCCACCGTTCTTATCATTGTGCAACAAAGGATTACCAAAGTTGTCATACACCTTCTTGAATAGTCCCTTCTGAATGAATGAATAGTCACCCTCTTTACGCATCTGGGCTTTCTTCTTAGCTGCTGTAAGTCCATCAGCTTTCTCTTGTTCTGTTAGAAGCTCAGCAGCTCCCTTTTCCCATCTGTAAACAATATAATCATATCTACCTTCAGATCTATAGATGGATCTAGAAACCACTGGAGGGATGGTTCCTTTTTCTACAGCCTCTCTTACAGGCTTAGGAAGGAACTTCATGGATGGGTTGTATACAGGACCAGCTGCAGTTTCTATAGTGTTAGCCATTACATATGGTACAATATCATCATTGTTCCAGTTGTTTCTTTGGAACACTCCCATTGTTTGGAAGTTTTCCAGATTGGGTATAGCCTCTAGTCTAGACAGGGTTTGGTTGTAGATTCTCTCAAAGTCTTCATATGGAAGAACAGAGGTGAATGATATAGGTGATGAAGATAGACCGCTTTGTAAAATAGCAAGAGATACTAGTCTGTCATACAGAGGGCTCTTGTCTTTAAAATAATCCCTAAGCTCACGGAAAGCATAGATGATGTTATTTTGGTCGTAGGTTCTATTATCCATTCCCTTCACCTTCAAGTTGTTAGGAAGGTTTTGTCCCACTTTTTTGGATGGATCACCTGATACAATATTAACAACATAGTTGTTATGTAGAGGATGGGAAGGATTTGCTTTTACATCATTTACAAATGACAGCATCTCTGTAGCCACCCCACCATCGTTTAAAAGAATCTCTTGAATCTCAAGATTTAGATTTTGGTCTATCTGTACAGCATAGTCAAATAAGTCATTCACTGCCTTACGAGCAAGCTTTACAAACTCTCTGTCAGACATAGAGGTTGCATAAGGAGCAATTATACCATGAATAATTGCTCTCACTCTAGGCTTGTCAGAGAGAAGCAGTTGTGCAAATGCATTTCTTGTGTCCTTCATTATTTCAGCTAGCTCTCCTATAAATGCATTTTCCATAAGCTCTTCAACAGAAGAGATGATGGTGTTTTGAGCTTTCTGAAGCTGTATCTCTTTCTTTAACACCAGATAGGGATCATTTAGTGTTGCTGTATCCCAGTTAGTTCCTTGTGTAACATGGAACAGGTGTTCAGCCATTTTAGCATATTTCAAGAACTCCTTTAGAATAATAGCTTGTTCAAGTTTTTCATCCTTGCTCATTTGTCTTGTAGGCATTCCTACATTTCTTTTAAGCACTGCTTTGGAAGGAATAGTTCCTTCGTTTAGTTGCTGCATGATGGCATCATGTTCCTCTTTAGTTGTGGCTTTAGGAAGATAGCTTTCCATCACATCATTATAGATGCCATCATTAAACACGTAAGAATATCCAGCGTTCTCAATGCTACGAAGATAGTTACGGACGGATGTTTGGTTCATGAAATAAGAAACAGTGTCAATAGGCACACCAATCTTAACCAGGAACAACCATGTGCTAGCCACGTTTGGTGTAGCACCAAGTTCCATAATCCATGGGCCCTTAGAGATGTCCACATATCCATCAATAAACTGACCAATGATATCAGAGATGTCTTTCCCATCAGCATTCTGAATGCCAGAGAGCATAGCCACACTACCCTTTCCTTCTACATCAATAGAGTTGTATTTATCAAACTTAATGGTGCCATCACCCAACCAGAACTGATCTGCAAGAGGAAGGTTCTCCAATCTATTGCGATCAATATATATAAGCTGACGCTGGTTCAAAGAGTGGTTGGTTTGAGCCACAGCTGCAATACCAATAGCATATTTACCTCTTACAAAGGCATGACGCAATCTTGACATGAATGTTCTATCAAGCATGTTTCCAGGATCATTATAGTCAAAGGTACCACCTGTTGTTTTATTAGCTACAAATCTTGCCAAGTCTTTTAACTGTTCTGCAGAGTTGGGAGAAGTGAGTCTTATAAAGTTGGCCTTAGTTTCTACAAGGTTTTGGAAAGAGTCAATGTATTGATTCTCAAGGCTTTTCTTATAGAGGTTGTTTATAATCTGGTCTCTCACCTTTATACCTCTAGTGAAGTCACGCACTATTTCTTCTACAGAGAATAGCTGTCCTACGCCCATAAGCTTCTTCATAAGCTGAGCAGTATTAGACTCATCATTCATGAAGTCTTCAGCAGCAATCAGCTCTTCATCAATATATCTATTTAATTGCTTCTCTTGCTCTTTTGAAAGGAACTCTCCTTTGTCAAACATTTCTCCTAGCTTCTCAATAGCTTCTTGCTTATTAGCAAAAGAAGGAACAAGCTTTGGCTTACCATCTTTAACATATACGTTCTTCAGATAGATGGAAAGTTTATCTATGTCAAAGTCAGATCCCACTTTCTTTACAATCTCTGAAGGAACCACCACACTATCTCCCATTCCTTTAGGAAGGAACTTTGCAATACGGAATGATTCAATAGAATTTTGTTTCTGTGTGGGTATACGGAAAGCTACACCAGCTAGAGCTGCAAGTTGTTTCTTACCCTCTTCAGTGTTATTGAAATAATCCATCAACTGATCATCTGTGAGATCACTGTCAAACCATCTAGCCACCATTATCTCACAATAACGCTTACCATCTTCACCCTCATAAAACTTAAGCAGGTCAGAGGTGTAAGCCATCTTACCATTTATCTCTGTTGGTTTTATACGATTGGATTCAAACAGGGATGAAGGGATTTGCACCTTCAAGCCACCATTCACCTTAGGAGATACAATGTTCTTATCAGCTATTGAATATAGAATGTTTCTAATCTGTTGGTAGGCAGGGGTGGCTTCTAGCACAGCTTTACCTTCCAAGAATCCCTGAAGGGCATCACTGATGTTATCATTCACCTCTCTTTTTAAGATTTCACTACGTAGGGTGGCAACAGCTTTATCTTTGTTTTCCACCTCAAACCTCTTTTTAGTGACATCATCTACATCCTTGAAGGTTATCTCTTTTATACCAAGTCTGTCTAATGTGTTTAGATATCCTTCTTTTGTAAGTTCTTCTAGGAGCTTTTGGTTTCTTTTTATCTCAGCATAGATGGTAGATCTATTTTCTCTTTCTTCCTCAGAAGCTAAACTCATCCAGGCTTTGTAGCGTTGGTCAATTGTTTTGCTTGGGAAGAAGTCAACAGGTACACCTGCTTCCAGGAGGTCCATTGTTACCAGCTTAGTGGGCTGGCTACCTCTAGTTACTAGATTGTCTTCTTTAGAAGGCACCTCAGATTGTACGCTCATGATGGAGAATGGCACATTAGTGATGATTTCACTCTTGCTATCATTGAACTCACCATTCTCATTGTACACATCTTGTGCACCTACAGATCCCACCTTTCTACCACTGTTAAACACCACATAATCAATGTCTTCCTCATCCATCTTCTCATCTAGTTTTAATAGATTAGCGTCAGGATTGAGTTCCTTGATGAGGCGATAGGATAGAACATACAAGGCAAACTTGTCTAGCACTATCTCATTATAGGGCTGTCCATTTGCTTTGTTACCAGATACAATAGGTTTGAGGTTTACATATGCACTTTGTACATTAGGATTGCCCTCTCTTAATATTCTTTCTTCATCAGAGCTTAAACCTAGTCCTTTATCTCTTTTCTTCCAAGCCATGTCATATTTATACTGACGCTCCTCATCACTATTCCATTTACCAGCTCTGATTCTGAAGTTACGATTGGCTTTCATATTGATGATACCAGCACCATCTGTTTCATCATACACTCCATAGTTTAACAATTTGTTGTATGCCTGAACATCTTTATAAGGAACTGTACGGAAATAGTCTCTTGTAAAGTTGGTGTATGCTACATCTCCAGGACTATATCCCTTATTCCACACAGAATTGTATACACCATTCATTGTGGGGGAATTATTAACAATAGCCTGACGAGGGGAGTTGAAACTCTTTGTACGTTTTAGCTCCTCTTTGTATTGGTAGGGATCTCCATATGCTAGCTTGTGAAGCTCAATATTAGCAATAATGTAATTAATGCTAAGCATGTCAATGTGCCTGTTGTAATCATTTTCATTCATCACTCTAGGTAAGCTGAGACCATTTGTTTCAATACCCACTGATGTAGATTTTGCAACTCCATAACTATCAAGTAGTTCTTTGGTGTTTGCAGATCTTCCATCAATGAAGGCATCAATAGCAGCTCTAATTCTTTGTCCATAATCTTCCCCATCAAACATTGCTTCAGGGGCACTAGTGGTGTCAGCAACAATCTCATCATGTAAACTTTCTCCTAGAATAGACTTAAAGAAGCGAAGGTCTGTACGCTTTCTATCTCCTAGCTTTACAAAAGGACGATTGGGATCTCTACCCACCTTCATCTCAGAAATAAAATAGTCTCTGAAAATATTATACACATCTCCTCTTCCTCTAGATAGGGAAGTGAGAGATATGACATTTCCCATCTTAAGCATCCATTCTAGAGAAGCATCTCCAGGTACAAGGTTTAGATAGTAGCCTGCTAAGTTGAGATTGATTTCCTGTGCAACACGTTCTTTATAAGTGAGTTGTGCAGATTCTTTGTTTCTTCCGTTTTGCTCATTCAAGGTGCCACCAACATATCCCACCCTCATTATTTGGTCTTTTCTAGCATCAGACTTAGGTAGTCCATCACTAGCAAAGAGCTGTTTAATCATAACAGATCCCTGAGTGAAATCATCACTAAGTAGGTATTCATATTGTGTACCAGCCAAACTATCTTTATCTAGTCTCTTGAGCTGAGATAGGAAGTTGTATAGGTCATACACAGCGTTAGGGCCTAAGAAGGATTGTACACGCTCACCGCTGAGGTTGAAATAGGTGCTGTCAAACTGTGGGTTAGAAATCTTAGCCTTGAATAGAGCAAGCTCTAATAAACGGTTGCTAATATCTAGTGACTTACCAGAGAACGTAGCAATCTTTCTACCCTCAATAATACTCTTCTTAATACCCTGTACAGACTCTCTAAACTCTTGTAAGTCATTAGGACTTAGTGATTGTATTTCTTTGGTGCTAAATGATATGCCCATTTCCTCTAGGAAGTTGGATAGCTCAGCAGGAGTTTCTGTTCTCTTACCTCTTGCCTTTGCAACATCTCCTACAAATACATTACTCTTAGTGTCATATTTGAAATAGCCCTTACCATTCTTAGCATATTGAGTGATGCTATCAATGTAGTCAGCTCTAAGTTGAACAGCTGCATTAGATAGGTTAGCATCCCCAACCACCACTGTACCATCTTCTAGAATAAATACATTCTTCACCTCAGGGTCTTGCTTCTTAAAGGTTTGCCAGAAACCTCCTATAAGCTGAGAAGCAGCTTCTGTATTTACATTACTAAAGTTTAACCCAGGAATATCCCATGGTGACTTAGTGAGTCTCTTATATAAAACTCTGTAGTTGCGATCATTAGCAGCCATTACACGTAGTTTCTCTAGCATATCTTCTATGCTAATAGCATCATGAACATTGTTCATTACGCTAATATATGTTTGGCTGATGGGTAGCAGTTGTGTACCACCAATAGAAGAAGGAACAGGTTTACCATTTGCATCAACAATAGGAATGGTGGCAAGCAGAAGCTTAATAGCTCCATTAGCTTTTCTAAATCCATCTATTTTCTCAGCAGAAGCAAAGTCACTTTCTTTAATCTTATTCTCATCAGTTCTTTGCATGTCATCATTCTCATCAAATGTGATGGAATAAGCATTTAGATATTCCTCATGACGCTTAACTATATCATCCCATTGATTATCAATGTGTTGCATCAACTCTGTTGTAGAGGTGATGATGGGATCAACGTTCTCTTGTGTGCGCAGTCCTTGTTTTACAAACTCTTGAGCTACATCAATCTTTCTACCCACCTTCTGTAATAGCTGGGTTTTGATGGTGTCATACAACTCCTTCCTATTTATTTTAGGTATGGAGAATAGTCCCTCATCTGTATTGATAAAGTTTCCAAGAGTGAGATAGGTCATCTCATTAATAATCTCAGACCTTTGTTTGTCAGTGATGCCCACTAAGCTAAACTCACTATCTGATGTAGCAAATGCATCCTCTATATCAATCACACCCTCTTTAGCATAAGCTAGAGAGGCGTAATTAGGAGAGTAGTTTTTGTAATATCCATTACCTATTTTCTTAAATAGTTCCTCAGTATTAGTGGCTGCTTTAGGACCAACAAAGAATTCCTTAATAAACTTCACTAGGTCAGCAAACAGCTTTACAATAAAAGGTCTACCATCTTTAGGTTTAGCAGGAATCTTACCCTCTTGTACATAATCTCTGAACTCTTCAGCCAGCTTTTCTTCAAGCTGGTCATCTGTAGCCTCAGAATATTTAACATCTTGTCTAGACTTTTTATCAAAGAATGAACCACCTCTTTTTCTAAGTTCATTCATAACTGCCTCACGCTCAGCACTATCTGCAAACATTCTCCATACAGCATGGAACACCTCATGGTAGGCTGTACCCACCTCAGCATTTGTGTATATATAGATGGCTCCATCTCTGTACATACCCCATGCTTGTCTACCATTAGTGGCTTGAATAACATTCTTTACACGGTAGACAGGAATGTTAGGGAGGTTAGCCTTTATAAATGCTTCCACCTTATTCCAATCCTCACGCTGATATTGATCTATCTCACTTCCAATCATCTCACGTAAAGCCTCATCATTTGTATCTGCTAGCCTGATGTTGATAGCATCCATCACATTATCATTGATGGGCTGTCCTAAGTTCTGGGAAGCAGCTTGAATAGCAGGAGCTGTTCCACCAATCACCACAGGAGCCATCTCTATTTTGATTCTATCAAGCTCAGGGGCTATAGCATTGAATATGATTTTCTTAAGCTCTATCTCTGGGTTCTTTCCAGCTCTCTCCATTATTCCAGCCACCTCAGCATAGTCACCACTTTGCGTTCCCAGAATAATCTTCTGGTTGATGGTTTCCATTGTGACATCTTCTGGAGCTTTGAAATTAATCACCTTACCACCAGGAGATACATATTTGTTGATGGTTCTACCATCAAGAATATATGTAGGAGCAGGAGGTGCTGTTGGTGCAGCTTGAGGAGCTGTGGGAGCAGGAGCTGCATTTCTTTGTACACCAGCAGCTGTAATCACAGTGGATGATATAGGTGTTGCAGGTTTAGCTGGTTTAGGAATAACAAAGTCATCAGCTGTATCTGCTGTATAGAAATAGATGCCCATTCTATTCATTACATCATCACTAGTCTTAGGCACCATAGGTGTTGATAGAGGTAGGTCTTCACCACTTCTCTTACCACCATTTGGGTTCTTATTAGACAGCAGATAGGTTTGATAGTTGGGCCATATTCTACTTTCTACAGATCCATCCTCAGCAACAGAGGTGATCTCTTCGTAGGGTTCATTTAAATTCTTGGCTATAGAAGAGTTGATGTTGTTGTACATCTTTTGTAGCTGCTCTATAATAGCAGCTTTGTTCTCTTCTAGTCCTATAGGTGTCATGGAGAAGTCCTTACCAGCTTCTTTCAAACTAAGCATTAGTCTTCTTCCTGTACCATCTTTCTCCCAGAACACACTGTTATATCCAGCAGGTTTTCTTACACCAGCTTGTGTGGTGGGAATACCCCAATAAACAATAGACCTTAACCAGGTGAGTAGACGTACAGATTTATCTGATGTCACCCATTCATCTACATTCTGCATGTTCTTAGACAGTTGCAGAAGTGCTTGGTAGATGGTCTCAGCTTCTTTCTTTGTTAGATTGCGGTTTCTTAGCTTTACCAGTCCATTAGGGAGATTGAGGAATGGTTTACCCATTGGGTTACTAAAGCTAACAGTGCCCTTAGTTTGTTTCTCATTATCTTTTGGAATGAAAATAAGAGGGTCTCTTTCTAGCTGTGCTGCTGTAATAAGTCCAGCATCCTCTACAGATGTCTTAGTGTTCCAATCTGTATTACCATCAGCATCTTTAACGTATAAAGGAATACCAAATGAAGCACCTATAGTGTGACGCTCATTTAGATTGGGATTAGCAATCACTCCATTTCTCCACTCTTTATATTGCTTTGTAACAGCTTCTATTACATTATCAGGAGTGCCCTCTCTGAACATGCTCTTTCCACCAAACTCCTCACTCCATGTAAGGCTAGCTGTGGGGAACACTTGATATATAGCACTATTTAATTTATCAGAACCTTCAGGTAGAGGATTACCATCCACTCCTACAAGGTTACCAGCATCATCCACCATTACAAGAGTAATGATGTCATCTTTGCTAATTGTTTCATCAATGTTTCCCTGAACATCCAATCTTAAATGTTCTGTTAGTCCAGGGATGAGTTGGTCCTCATTCTTTGAGGTGACATACACCCCACGAATATTTTTTCTATTTGGAAGACTTTCTAAATCAAGACCAAATTTATTAGCTCTCATCTGATGAGGCTTTCCTCTCATTACACCAGCTGTAGCACGTGGAAGGATTTCTGTAGACTTCTTAGGATCAGCCTCATAGGTTTTAACAAACTCTGCAGTTTGTACAGTTTCTCTATCCTGTGTATTAAGAGCCTGGTCAATCACCTTTGCATTACGCATTGCTTTTTGTTCCTGCTCTCTTTGCTCTACAAGCTTTTGAGATAGCTTATCAAACTCAGTTTCCACCTCATCCATTAACTCACTGTTATTCAATGAGTTAACAAAGTCAATAGGAGATGTGTTTTCAGGCACCTTTACATCTGTGTGTTTCTTTCTACTAAGAACATTGTTAATAGCGTTCTCAAGTGTTTTATTTAGTTCATCTACACCTATAGGCGCATCTGACAAATCAAATTGTTTGAACTCTTGAGGAGTGAGATATTCTATATTACCATTTGGCATTAACACCTCAAATTCTCCACCTAAGGTTTGGGAGAGCACACGTAGCTTTGGAGCCACTTGTATAGTGTTTCCTTGTCTTGAGAATGGCTTTTTGAGATAGTAGTCCTCACCCACCTCTAATTTCTTAGTGATGATTTTACCAGGTTTGTTAGGATCTACTTGTTCTACACTAACAGCTAGTTCTTCTGTAGATCCAAAAGGGAATGCTTTCTTATCGTAAAAATCTTTAGGATTGTTCTTGATGGTGTCATATTCTTGCAAGAACTGATTCCTATCCAAGCTCATATCAATGATGTCTATTAAATTTTGCTTCAAATCGCTCTTAACATCAGAAAGCACATTCATATCATTGATGGCATCTATTGCTTTACTAGTGGCTTCTTTGTTTGGTTTTTTATCCACTACAATGCTGTCAATTATATCATTGACATTCACACCACGCAGATTCAACTGGTCAGCTAGCTTTGGAATACGTGTGTCATAATCAGCCACCTTTGTAGCTGCATACACCATTTGATCCATTACAGCAGGAGTGTATACAAGGTTTCCTTCCTTGTTCACAATACTACCATAGCGAAGATTGAGAGATTGATAAAGGGATTTTACATTGTCTGCAGTTTTCTCTAGGTTGAGAATTCTTTGCATATAGGCTTCTCTACTATCTGTAGGAAGAGCCTTTCCTTCTGCTTGCAATTGTGCAAATCCTTCAGGAGTGGCAGCTAGTTGTTTGTAGTCTGCTATATCTTGCATCACCAAATCATACCTACCATATTTGATTCTAGGAGATAGGTAGTTGATGATGTAGTCTGTTTCCTTATCCTTACTTCCTTTAACATCACCCTTCTTCAGCAGTTCTTCTCTTTCTTGCTGAAGAACAGTTCCACGGTTGACAGAATCAATAGTTTCTTTTGTGAAATCAGAAAGTTCGTATCTATTGAATGCTTGGATAGCATCTGCTGTATTTCTGCTCTTAGCAGCGTTTTCAACATATCTACCTCTAGCTTGCATAAGGGCTCCAGACAATCCACCAATTAGGACATTCTCCATACCCTCGTTTGTACCAAGGGTTTCTGTAATACCCTCACTCAAAGACTCAAGCCATGATGTAGCTTGTCCTCTGTATTTCTTATTGTAATAGTCTTGTGTAGTTTTAGTGATGGCAAACTGAGCACCTTCTTCAAATGCTTCTGAAGCAGAGAATGTATAAGGTCTTATCTTATCTAGCGTGGATACAAGTTTTCCTCCTGTGGTGGTGATAGCCTTTTCAGCATATCTACCAGTGGCATCTTTTGCTACATCTCTAATCTCTCTAGTGAGAGAGTTGATGATTCCTTTCTCACCTGTGTATGTAGAACCTAATATTTTAGGAAACTGTATATAGTTGGTTACAGAAAGTAAACCCACATTAGTTAAGAATGAGGAGTTACCCACATTATCAGCTAATGCATTAATCTTTTCAAGATCAGCACCTTTAGGATCTAGTCCATTATTCTCTTCTCTATACTTCTGTATTAGATTATCTCTGTATTCATTGAGATTGTGGTAGGCTTCAAAACCAGCCTCACCTGTTGTAGCAAGTCCTGCTACAAGTGCTCTTCCTCCAGGGTTGAGAAGATTGTAAGAAGATAGAAACTTATCAGAAAGTGATCTCACCTTCCCATATGTTTCAGCCACTTTATTAGCAGCAAGCAGTCCTTGTTCTGTAGCAGCCAAAGTTTCAGCAGCTTTACCTACAGAAAACAAACGTGCTGTAAGAGGGAGGGCTTTTAGTCCAGCTGTAAATACACCTCCTGATAGAGCAGCACCTGCTGCAAATCCCATATTCTTAACTATACCATTCCAGAAGAAGTTGGCTGTAAATAGTTTATCAGGAGAATACCAACTAGCGTTCTTTTCAACATCTGTATAATAGTTGGGAAGAACATTCTCAGCAGCTTTGTTTATTTCATCTAGTCTTCTGTTAAAACCATTGTCATAGAAAGAAGCTGCTCTTCCATCTCCAATAGCACGAACCATTCCATTTAATAGTCCAAATGTAGATTGTAGAAGAGTGGTGCCTGTTAAGAGCAAACCCTTACCAACACTATTCACCATCTTAGAAGTCCATCCCTGTCCCTGTGCATATGCATCTTCGTTATTATAATCTCCAGGAATGAAGAAGTTGTAACGATTGGAAGTGAGCTCTGATAAAGGGCGTGGGATAGATCCACCTGTCATCTTACCATCAGATCCTGTTTTACTAAGAAGATAGTTCTCTAAAGATGTGAGGGCAGATGGGGCAGGTTCTGTACTCTCAGAAGGCATTCCAAGAGCAGGGGACCTATAGGCAATGTTAGGTAGGCTAGACATATCCCTTTCAGGATTATATCCACCAAACTGTTTCTCCAGTTCAAGTCTGTCTAATAAGGGTGTATCAGGCATCAATAATCCGTTTAAGGTATTTTAGAAGCTTCCTTCATAAGTTTTAACTCTGCAGCTGTAGGAGGTCTTTCGTTGATTAGTTCAAATATAGCAGCATCATTTAAGCTGCCCATAGCAGCTGCAAGCTTTTCTTTTTGCATAAGTCCTCCACGAGGATAGGAAACATCATTCACCCATTGTTTTCTTAGAGGATCAAACACTGCAAGTTTATACCCATACAGTCCTCCAGATTGTATAATGTTTCCCTTCACACCATAAATATCAATACTAGGAAAATCTATAGATGATAGATAGGAATTATTAGCATTAGTGGGACCAGGAGCAGTGGCAGTGCTCACTCCTCCAGTTTTTGAAAGTTGTGAAAGATAGGGTTGTACAGCTTTCACTTCTGGAGCAGATTCAAAAGCAGCATTCCCAAAATAATTCACCTTGATTTCAGGGGTTATTTTGAACTTCATACTTTTTCCATCCTTTCCTGAAACAGTCACTTCATATAAAGCAGGCTGTAACTCAGTGCCTTCTATAACACGAATCACTCCAGATAGAGAAGGATCTGCTGCCAACTCTCTAGCTTTTTGTGATGTAAACTCTGGAGAGTTAGCTAGTCCTCCTGGTACATCAGCATTAGTGGCTAAACCACCAAGAAGAGTGACAAGCTGTTGTCTAAGCTCAGGCTTATAAGAATCAATACCATATGACATTGCTTGAGAACCTTGCATTCTATTTAGCAATATTTCATTAGCTCTAATAACCCTTTCGTTTAATTTAGCCTGGTAAGGAAGATTTACTTTCTCTTTATAGAAGCCTAGGTTTTGTCTCATACCAAGTTCTCCACTATCTAGCTTTCCACCTTGTGATTCTTTCTTTAAAATATTATACAACAAAAGCTCTTTACCATTTAAATTTTGTTGAGCCTTTTCATCATCAAATAGGTTACTACCTGTTGTTCCCATAGTGGCAGATCCACCACTACCCACTCTTATTAGAAATTCTGGATACTTCTGGTTAAACTGCACTAGCTCTTGTGGTGTGAATGAATATCCCTTGTATGTAACAGTGGGAGATCCTGGAGGAATTAAACTTTCTATTTTTCCTTTTTCAGCATCCACTTGATTATAGATGTTACCAAGAAGAGCCTCATTAGATTTTATAAGTCTTGTAAGGTTTTCTGTAGCAACAAAGTGTTGAGCAAGTACAGGATCTACACCTTTAGGATTTCTTTCCCAAGCAGCTTTTTGATCTGCTAGCCATGTAACATCCTTGCCCATATATTCAGGGCGATTTAAAAGAGAAGCTTCATCATTTACTAATTGTTTCTTATCAGTTTCAATTAGTTTCACTAAATTAGTCATGTTGTAGGTTCCAATCTCCTCAGTGGTAGCTCCTCCTGCAACACCTCCTTTTCCTCCAATACCAAGCTTTGATTGTTCTATTTCAAGCTTTGCTCTTTCTATTGCCATCTTTTCTCCATGCTGTCTATTTTCCTCTTCATACTTCTCTTTGTCAAAAGTTAGTCTATCTCTAAACTGTTGAGCAGCAACATATGGACTATTCTCATATGTTTTGGAAGTTTCTGTAAAGCTGAAGGCGCTAGCAAAGTTGTTTAAGTTGTTGATTGTCTGTAGTCTAGATTTTGCAGATTCTACATCTCCACTAGCAAATGATTTAGAAACACCAGAATATTCTTCTTTAGTTCTTTCAATCATTTTTTTCAACATGTCAATTTTACCATCTATCTCAGTTTTCTGAGCAGTGGATTGAGTTTGGTATTTAGAAGCATCAAGAGTTTTTATTTGACTCATATACTTCTCCACCTTCTCACTATACTGACTGTTTATATCATTTACAAACTGTTCAGGGGTAACATTAGAATAGTTGTATCTACCATCTATTTCCATTTGCTTAAATGCATTAGGAGATAGTCCCACTAGTAAAGCCTGTTGTAAACGCTCAGGAGAAATACCTTCTAGCTTCTGTCTTGTAATAGCATCTGTTATTGTAAGGTTGCCTTTATTATCCACTCTAAAAGCATCATCTGTTATAGTGGAATCTTTTGTAAGAGCTTTTAATACATCAACAGCTTCCTTTCTCCAATTGGTGTATGGTGTGAACCTGCCATTAAAAGAAACATTTAAGTCATTGCTATTCAACCACTTAGAAGCTTGGTCTCTAAAATCCCATTCATTTGATGTACCAGATTTACCCTCTTTTCTAGCTGCATCTATTTCTTCTAAACTCTTTCTATAGAGCTTTGTAGAGGATACAGCATTTAGAATGTAAGGGTCTTTGGTTAACTGTGTCACCATCCCCCCTACAGAATTAACTAGTTGGAAGTTAGAGAAGTCTCCACTAGCCACATTTCTTAGGTTGTTACCAAGCTGGTTAAACTTTGATTGTAGATAGGCCTTATCAACAGGTCTAGCCACCTCTAATCCAGAAAGACTGTCCAAATAGGTTTGTATCCTTTGGACACCTTCCTCATAGCGCTTTTGTTTTTCCATGCCCACTTGGACCATGGCTTCCACAGGAAGCTGGTCAATGTAGGGGTTAAACTTGGGTATTATGTCTGTATAAGAAGCCATAGCGCATTAAGTTACAAATGTAATATGAAAAATTATATCTTCCAAGAGGAATAACGAATTTTGGTAAATCACTCTAACTGAGTTAGTTATAGATTTTTTATAGCCTTTGCTATATTAGCTCCTCTCTTTCCTTTTTTATTACCCGTAGGTGCTGTAGGACTAGGAGCTTCAGGGTTTCCAATATCACTGTAAATCAAGTTTCCTTGATCATCATATGATGCCACTAGTCCTGGAACTGTAGGAAGATTGAACGTAGGAGTAGGGTTTACATTAATAGCTCTAAATCCAGGAGTGAATCTGTAATTGAACATGTTCTCCATAACAGCATATTGTCTTTGTCTGTTTAGGTTTTGAGCATATTTAGATGATATGGAGTTGAGAGCTTCCTGTGTTGTAGCCTTAGTGTTAGAAAGAGCTTTAGCTTGTCTTTCTGCTTGACGATCAAGGATTTGTAAATTAGCAAGCTTAGCTTGATTAAGAATGTCTCTGTTCTCTTTATACACAGTGTCCTTCTTAGCTTGGTTCAGTCTAAACTGCTCACCCAACACTCTTTGATTAGCTGAATACTTCTGAGCATTTAACATAGAGAGTGCCTCAGGGTTGTATCCTGTAAGTCTTTGTGTAGAATTGTAATCAGCCTGATTAGCATTTAGAATATCTTGTAGGGATATGTCATATGGAGTGCTGAGCTCAGGGATGTATTTTTGAGCATATACAGGCTCCACCTGATTTTGAGAAAGAGCATACATCTCACCCAATAGCTGGTTAGGATCAAGAGGTTGCATTCTTCTACGTGTTAGAATAGGAACCAAATCTCTAAGACCAGCAGGAATAGGATCTGGTTGTACAGGAGGGATGTTAAATGAAACAGGTCCTCTACCCTTAGGTTCTTCTTTCTTACCACCAAGACCTACAGTTTTAAGTCCTTCTTCTGTAGCTTTAGTGGTGGTGGCAAGAGAAGTGAGGCGTGGGAAGCGGTAGTCCCATAATCCATCATTAAACTGCTCAAATAGTCTGTCAGCATCTAGAGCAATTTGATTAGCTCCTGGTCCATAAAGTCTTTTTCCTTTGTTAGTTAGAGGAACAGAACGTAAGTAGGAAGTGAGTTCACTAGCTACAGATGGATTCTTTTTAGCCTCTCCTACAATCCACTTCTGTAGCTCATCAATGTTTTCTGCTCCTTTATATCCAAACTGTTTGTAATAGTTAGTGATGTCACTTACATTTTGGAAGTTTCTTCCTGTTCCACCTATTGTAATATTGGGGTAGATGGAAGAAGCTTTCTTTCTAAAATCATCTGCTAAAGGTGTGCCCTTGTCATATCCAAAATGGATGTGGGGACCTGTAGCTCCTGTTTTCTCCTGAACAGTGGGGTCATATTCATTAATAGCTGTGATGTCGTTTTGCAATAGATAGGATGCAATCTCTGGGTCTTTCAAAATAGCATCATATGCGCCACCCTTCAAATCTGGGAAAACAACATCCATAGCTTGTCCAGAAGCATGTCTAGATTCTCTTCCTCCAGCAGTTTGACTACCAGGTCTCATACCACTTGTAGCTTGTACATTATATCCTTTCTGATTCAAAAGCTCTAGGAGATTAAGAATCTTTGGATCAACATTTCTAAGAGCAGCTCTAGCTGACATGCTTCTACCAGCTTGAGCTTTAGGAATACTAGCTCCTTTCTGAGCTAACACTCTTCCATCATCTGTAACGTTTAGCAAGCCTTCTTCTTTGCTATCATTAATAGCATTCTGAAGAGCTGCAGCATTTTGTTTCTTTTCTGCCAAGTCTTTAAGTTTTGCGTTAGCACCTTGAATGTTTGCTTGTAGGGTTCCAAAAGCAAGCTTATCAAAAGATGATTGTACATTTAATTCATCAAGTTTATCCACTGACTTCTCAATCAACTTGTTCTGCTTGTTTTCTTGTTTAGATAGATCAGCCACATAGGTTTTGAACTTCTTACCCTTAGCTTTAGAATCTGCTAACATATCTGCAAATGAATTTGTGATTTTGATGTTTCCAAACACTGTGAGATTGGATTCACCACTTGTACCATCTTGTAGCTTTACAGCAGGTTCTCCACGCTCCACCTCTACAGGATTCTCACCATAGGTGATACCAATTCCTGTATTTCCTTTTCCATCAGATTCATCGTGAGACTGTCCTCTGAACATGATGGTTTCTCCTCCCTCAGGAAGGTAGGGATTTTGAGATAGGGTTTCAGCATATCCACCCCAGTGTGTCTCAAGCTCTCCACCCATTTGCATAGCTGGTCTTTCTGTAGACATAGCTGCAGCACTAGGAGGTGTATACTCTTTCAGGTGACCACCAGCTCTGAGCATATCAGCATCTGTTGGGGGCTTGAGAAGGTCTTTCAACTTATGCTCTCCAAAGGATGCAATCACCTGTGGTTGCCATGTGTGGCTCACCCACTTGTAAGGAGAAACATCCCCACCATCTTGCACATTAGCACTAAACATTGTTTGAAAATTAGATCCCATCTGCTGACCTAAAATATTTCCTAAATTCCTATTACTTACATCTTGGTAGGCTTTTATCTTCTCTTCACTTCTATCAACCAATCCACCAAGTCCACTTCCTAAAAGTCCTCCTATAGCACCACCAACAGGTCCTCCAAAAGCTGTACCAATTGCTGATCCAATTCCCTTACCTATCTTATTACCAGCTTCTGGTGTGTTTCCTTGAATAATTTGATTAAGAGAACCCATCATAGAACTACCTGCATCACCTTGTAGAAATGTTTCAAGTCCAGTGGCTGCTCTAGGAAGTTTACCACCTCTCATGTATTGTTTTACATCTTGGTTATCATTTAATGGCTCATATCCTAGGTCTGTATATAAAGTGCCAGGATTGTACATGTTCTGAATCTCTGTAGGATTGCCACCAATCATCGCACCATCTTGAGCAAGTATATTTGTGCCTACACCATAAGAAGGAAACATTTGTTCTGGTTGAAATTCTACATCTTCTGGTCTAACATATTGACGCTTAAGAGGTTGCTTAGGTGTGCTCATTGCAGCAGCAGATTGAACACCTGTAAGCTCTTTCATTTGTCTAGCACTACGTACAGCATCTCTTTGATCTTTAATCATACTAACACCTTCTATAAAATCTACACCAGCTTGTATATAAGGAGCAGCACCAACAGGAGTTTTCATAGCTGATGGTGTAGCACTAGGTTTGATAGTTTGAGCAGGAGAAGTTTTATCTAATAATACATCTCTAGTGGGAATTTGTATTCTAGGTAGACCACCAGTAGGTATATTTCTACCAACCTGGGCTTTCCTAAACTCCTTTCCGTGTTTAGCCATAAAAGCTTCTTCTGTAGGAAACTTCTCATAGAATTCCTTTTCAGATTTAACACCAGCGATTTTGAGCATCTGTTTTTTCATGTTATTGGTATTTATCTAACCATCCACCCTTGGTTGGTTTGTTATAGTTTGTAAAGTTAAGTGATTGGTCCAGCTTCTCAATAGGTTGAGCATCAGCATTATTCACACCACCATTCCTCTGTTTCTTCTTGCTCTCAATAAACTTCTTTCCGTATTCAGGAACACCCATCCTCTCATAGTCTTCAGGCTTCACAAATACAGTGTCTCCTTGTGGTGTTTTATATCCTACAAACGCAGCACCTCCACCATATGGAGTGGGAGCAAATACAGAAGATCCTTGGAAGTAGTCTGTTAAAACGGGTTTAGGTTGTTCCGTTTTTATTGTTTCTACTGGTAACTCTTTAACCTTTTTACTAACATAACGATTAAACAAACCACGTGAACGAGGATCATCTTCAGAATATGGATGTTTAGGTTTTGCTTTTATATCCTTTGAGCTATATATTTTATCACCCTTCTGAGCTACAGGATACTCTGTTACATATTCACCATCAAATTCATAATCCTCTCCAGGCTCCATATATTGTACATCTCCTGTATCAGATATACCAATGAGTGGTTCATACACTCCCTCCATAGTGATGTCTGTGGATGGGATGATAACAGGATTGCCCCAGTTCTCAGGGTTCCAATATCCCATAGGATCTACATTACCACCATCTTGAAGTTGCATTCCAGGACGCATTCTATTTACATAACGTCTAATTTGTTCCATACTTAGAGGCTGTACATCTTCTTGTTCAAAAGATGTAATATTAGAAGTTGTAGGACGTGTTGTCAATCTCATTTCCCTTGGTGCTCCTCCTCCCTGTGGAATAAGTCCTATTAAAGGTCTTTGTATTCCTGATACATCATTTAACCTAGCTGCTGGTATATTGCTTCCTATTGCTCTGTTAACATCGCTAATAGCTGAGTTAGCCATCTTGCTCTCAATCATTAGATTCTTTAACAATCTAGGATTGATGGGATCACGATAGGCTAACACTAAATTTAAATCATCTTGGTTTAATGTTGATAGATTACGTTTACCAAGTGTTTGTTGAACCCTATCAAGATATTGTTGTCTTACATCATTTGCCTGAACAATACCAGCAGACTCATTTGCATAGCTTGGAAAAATACTACCTATATCATTGGACATTGGTACAGGTGTGGCATTTAATCTCTCAGCCATTGGTACTGCTCTCATGGCCATTTCATAACTGTCAGCACTCATGCTTCCTGATCCAATAAATGTCTTACCTATATTACTAGGGTCTCCAAACACCTCGCTTCTTCTTTCAAGTATTCTTCTTGAAACATCATCTTTAGCTGCAGCTCTTTGAGCTTCTGTAGGTAAACTACTATAAGGTCTTCTGAATAGAGTGGGAAATATATCATTTGCACCACTTATATTGCCACGATACATAGAATATGCATCACTTAATTCAAACTGCTGACGAGCATCCTTTGCTTTTACTGCCATATCTACTACACTCCTTCTAAGTTGATTTCCCAGAAAGTTTGATCCAAAACGTGGTTCTCCAAGAACACCTCTCAATCTTAAAGCCTCAGGGATATCTCTATAGTTTTCTGCTAGTGAAAATAGGTCTCTTGCTGCTGTATACTCAGCTATGGGATTAGCCACTGTTGATCCTCTACGTGTATCATAAAGGGTGTTTAACATCTGAATCTTTTGATTCTCTGGAATGTTAAGACCATATAAGAATGGCACAACATCTCTTGCAGATAGGTTCTGAGTGTTTTCAAGTAGCCATTGAGCAGAACGTGGATTATCTCTAAATCCAGTTGTTCTTCCTACATCTATTGCAACATCTCCAAGCTCTTTTATGTAATTACGTTGTTGTTTTGTAAAAGACACCTTAGAGGGATCCACTTCTGTTAACACCCTTGCCATCTCATCAATGGTTTGCATTGGGAGATTTGGATTAGTGATGGCTGCTGCGTAAGCAGGATCTGCTTGAGCTAGTCCTCTAGTGGAAGCTATTTGCTCACCTACGTTTCTAAATGCTTCTCTAGCTGCTGGTGTTTCTATTAATTCTTTAACACGGTTTACACTCTCTGTAAAAGTTGAAACATTAATTGGATCAACTGTGCCTGATTTTTTATAGAAAAGTAGGGGTGCAGCTGTCATAGCTTTTAATCCTACACCTTTTGACATTAGTCCTAACCCTTTCAATCCTCCAACAACTCCCTTTGTCAAAGCTGCAGGTGCTCCTACATCAGCAACATCTATTACATCAGATAGGACATTTGTTGCTCCTTCTGCTACACCTTGTAAGCTTCCTCGTGTGAATGGTTCTACATAACGCTGTTGAGGAAACATAACATTGGAAGCCACTGCGCCTGGGGCTGTCATTATGTCTCTAGCAATGTTCATAGCAGTTCCTAAAACTGGTACATCATTGCTATAGTCGTAGTTTCTTAAAAGGTTCTTACCTCTTAACATTCTGGTTTTCAGAGAGTTATCACTAGCCAAATCACGTTGTTCCTCTAAAGAAAGTTCTGGGTTGTAATTAGGATTGTTCTCTATTAGAGTTTTTGTAACGTTCTCATATTTAACAGCATCAGAAACATGCTTTGGCCATTTAGAAGGATCTTTAGCTAATTGTTTAAGTTCTTTGTCATCGTATAGTTTAAGAGCAGGATTGCTTCTTAAAGCTTCATATGTAGTGTTAGCTTTCTCTTGTTTATCTCTTTGCTGAGTGGCTGCAATGTTTGCAGACATTCTAGGATCTATCTTAGGACCTCTTAAATCTCCTGTAGCTCTAGGAATAAGTTTTAAACCATCTTGACTAATAGTCTTAGGTCTGAAATCTAGTCCTTCTTGATAGTATTTCATCTCCTGTCCATTCTGTGCACTAGCCTTGGTCTTCTTAGCATAAGGACCATTAGATGGAGCAGGGTTGATTGTACGTGCGTACATCATTCCTGTAGCACCAGGAAGGTTACCACCCATAGCAAACTGTCCACCCCATGCAGGACTGTAGTTACGTCCTTTTGTGTTATATCCTAGTCCTACAAATCCAGGAGGTAGGCTTACATCAGAGTTGTTAGCATTAGGTTTTGTTCCGTAGTTATCTTGCTTCTTTTGCTTTAACACTAGTCCTCCTTGCTCATACTTATCTAACCATCCACCATTCTCATTCTTAGGAAGATTCATAAATTCCAACGGAGAAATTTTGTAGTCTTTAGGATATTCTCTTACTAGTTCTTTATATTTTTCTTTAGCCTTGCTTTTCAGGAAATCTTCATACGTCTTAAATTTAGCCATTTCTGATTTAGAAACATAAGGACTTGCACTACTTTTCCACTCAGATCCTCCAGGTACATTTTTAAACTCTTTAACATGACTCTTTCTCATGTCAAATAAAACAGACTCTGGATTTAACTTTTGTAAATTTATCACAGGTTCGGGATGAATACCATGATAAAGTCTCATATCTTCTTCTAAAGCTTGTTGAGCCTTGTACCTTTTTAAATCTTCTGGTGAGAATCTCCAAGCTTCATTATCTCTTAATGCCTCTCTAGTCTTACTGAAGCGATCAATATTACGTTTAGAACTAATGTATCCTTCAGTCATTGCCTTTTCAGCCCTAGGATCAGTCAGCAAATCTGATGTGTATACTACAGATTTTTTACCAGCACTACTGGCAGCTTTTGTAGCTTTTGTAGCTTTTGATGCTTTTCCTGCTAGTCCTGCTCCTAAAAGATTTACAGGATCAAGAAGGATGTCTGTAGCTATTGCACCAGCTTTGTTCTTGATTCCTATAGCTTCAGAAGGAGTTTGATACTCTCCTGTAAATAGTTTTGTAATAGCTCTTTGAGGAAAGGCAAGTGCATCAGATAGTCTATCCATCATATTAGAGGGAAGAGCTGTAAGCATTGTTCCAATCTGTGCCTTGTAGGGCTCAGCTCCTCCAGCAATAGCACCAAAGAACTTACGTTGCTTCTCAGTGAGAGGCTTCCCATGCACGCTCTTGTCGTGTAGGATTTTCCTTGCTTTTTTGGATGTGAGCTTCTTTGCCATTATTTATAAGAGATTTGGGCAGGTGTAAAGATGAATTGGCTAACCAGATGCACATCAGACTTATTATCCAATATGTGCCTCACCTTCAGGTCTTTAGCTCTTAGAGGTTCCTTCTTGAAGGATCTCTTACCATAGTCCATATTAACCTGGTTTACCACCTTATCCAAGGATAGAGATTCACAAGTGGTTAGGAACAGTGGAATAGATTTATTCTTTACCAGTGACCAGAAGGTGTTATACTGGTAGAAGTTATCACTCTTTGTGAATGTAATTGTTTTACTCTCAGTGTTATATATAGGATATTTTAAGTATTCGTTGAGGTTGTTGATGGGCTTTGGAACCAGTTCAAGCACACCTGTGCTTTGCTGACCGTTGTATAATACAGCTTTGTTAAACCATTCATTGTCAACCTCAATCCTATCGTTATCATTAAATACACCAGTAGTAGATAAAAAGTACCTATAAGCCTTGGTGTAGTCTTTAACACATTGAAGAATCTCATCATAATAGGAATAGCTGAACGGATACTCAATAATATAGGGTTCGATGTTTCCATAAAATTTGTTGTAATTTACCACATCTGTCAAGTGTCTCCATACACAAGAGCTAAGCTTTTGTGTAAACGTGAGGGTCACTTGCTCATCAGGTGTCACCTGAGAGATGGGGAAGTTGATAACTTTCTTACAAGCACCCACCGACTGAATGATAATCACTGTAGCATCATCAGCCACACTATAGCTCACCCCTTCTATTAGCACACTCTTGGGCACATTTGTAGCTATAACATTTCCAAGGTTGTCAGAAATATTAAAGGGCCCAGATTTGGGGGAAGCTTTGGTGAGTTTTATATACACTACTTGTGCCATGTTCAATTTATAAAGGTGGAAGTGTTGTTGTTGTAGTGGTGGTGCCACATGTATTTCCACAATAATCACCCTGTGTAGCTGTTCCAAATCCAAATGTAAATGTTACACTACCCTCAACAGCGCATAGTATGTTATAACTTCCATCAACACCTATGCTATCAGTTTGTGTAAATCCTTGACAATCAATCCATTGGAACGTAGCTCCTAGCTCAGAAGTGACAGTGTATTCATAACAATCATCACAACCAGGAGCTAGTGTAGTGGTGGTAGTGGTTGTACACTCTTCACAATCTGAATCTTGTGTACAAGGTGTTCCACAGAGTGTAATAATCACTCCAGGATCAGAATAAGGAACTATCTGTGTGCTAACACATATGTTGATAACTTGTCCTGCTTCTACAGGAGTGTAAGATAGCTGACTAGCATCACACTTGTAAGAAGCTACAAGGTGAGTGATTTCATTAGAATTGTATACAACATAACACTCACAAGGATAGGCAGTTGTTGTTGTAGTGGTTGTGCTTGTACTAGTGGTGGTGGTTGTGGTTATTTCACAAGCCTCACCCTCTAGGTCACAACCAGTGAAAGCTGTTGTGGTGGTAGTAGTAGTGATGCATCCTGAACCAACTAATGTTACATTTAGTCCTTTAGCTGCAGCATATATCTCATCTCCACATACACAAACTGTTTGAATTTCACCGCCTATAATAGGAGTGCTGTTCTGTGGTTGATTGTTGCAATCTATATAGTCATAATAAAGTGTCTCAGAAGATTGATTCTCAACAGAATATGTAGTGCACTCACACTCAAATTGTGTTGTTGTAGTGGTGGTTGTATTAGGAACAGGATTACCCACTACAGCCTCAAAGTCAGCACAGCAATCATTCACTCCTGAATAGAAGAAGTTGTTCTCAGCTATATAGAAGTTAGGAATGTAGCTATGGAAGCTTATCCAGCTCTTAGTGTTGAAGTTGAAAGACAGGGTCCAGCTCTTGTTACAGAAGTATTCTGAGTCTGTCAGATACACCTGCTTTCTAATAATCTCTGTGCCATCACAGCATTCCACCTCTTCTTCTAGATAGAAGTTGAAGTCTGTGTCATCATAAACAATATTATTCAGCTTAGGGATGTAGTCAAGCTTAGTAATGATGACACGGTCAAACTTGCTATCATACACACCATGGAGTCCTACACCATTGAAATGGTTATCCACATCCACTTTAGGGAAGTAACGCAAGATTTCAAAAGCTAGATGGTCTGTAAAGAACCTGTTCATTCCTGATCCAAATGCTGACAAGTCTTGCACCTGATTACCAGCAATAAGAAACACTTGTCCACGCTTAGCATCTATTGTTATCTGTCCTTGTGGTATCTTCAGAAGCATCTTGTTTTGAGAGCCCACATATCCTAAATCAGTTTCTGCAAAGTCAATAGGAGGAGCACTTGTAAACAAAGAAGGATTACCTATATAGGCAGCCTGTGGATTGCTAGTGTTGATAGTGAGAAGCGTGTTGTATAACAAGCTCTTGTTCTCAAAACGAGCTAGAATAGCCTTGTTCTGTATACCATCTAAGCTCACTAGAGGTCCATAGTTCTGAGGGAAGTCAAAGAAAGAAGAAGCTCTATAAATCAACCAGTTGTTTGCATTTGGTGATGTGGTGAGTTCTTGGCTATCAGAATAGATGGTTCTGAATGGGAAGTTGGTGAAACATACACTCTTCCAATCATAAGGAAGATGGGTGAATGTATTTTCTTTATTTTGCTTAGAGAATGTAGTGTTATAATAATAGGTGTTATCCTGAGCAATAGACACATAGTCTTCTTGCACCCAATCATCAGGAATACCTGTACTTACGTGAGGCCAGAAGTCACCTTCTCTATTGTTAAATGCTTGACGTAGATCAACATTGTAGGAGCTCTCACAATAGAAATAAGGCACACCATACGCAAACAAATACATCTTACCATCATAATATGTTCTACCAGGACTGGTGATAGGAGTTTGACTATTAGGACAGTCTAGGTTGTTAGCCTTAATAGATATGAAGTTTGTAAGTGTTTGTGGTCCAGCCACTGCTGTTGTAAGAATAGAACGTCCTGAGTGCCAGTATACAGGATAGGCTACATTACCTATTTCATCAAAGAATATATCACTATCATCAGGAGCATTCACACGGTTATCTATAAAGAAAGGCAGTTTGGTCTTGAAAGCAAACTTGCTGATAAATGTATCTCCTCCAAAGAATGTAGCTACAATAGGACCTGTGAGAGGAGTGATGTCTCTTTGGAATCCTGTATCCACTGTGTCATAAGAATACATCTGTCCATATTGATTGACAAATATGTTCTTAAGAGATCCATAATAAGAGATGACACTTATATACTGTTCTTGAGCAGGGGTGCCACATGTTCCAGACTCACTAAGAGTTGTTCTAGATCTATCGTTTACAAGTCCTGAGATGGTAGGAGTTTGGTTAGGGAAAGGAAGAGCTGGTCTGTTTGACTTAGTCTTTAGATAGACAGAACTCTCTCTGCTCCAGTTGTTTACATTCTTATCATCACCCACTCCCTGCACACCAGGAATTAGATATTGTTTTAATTCTAGCTCACGCTGCTTCACTCCTAATCCATTGTTAATCAAGTTACTATAGTCATAGCTTGCTATAGAATTGTAGGAATAAGCGTAGTTGCGTCTAGTGATACCATTTACATAAATAGTTAGATAGGCTTGATAGGCAGCAAATAATGCTGATGCATTGTAGTCAGTGGTGATAGCTGCTATATTGTTTGCACTGTTTAGTGCATCTTGTTGAGCCTCAGCACTTAGCAGTCTGTACATTGCATTCTTCTGCACTTGTACAAAATGGGATTTTCCAGCACCAAATATTACGTTCTCTAGTTTTAAAACGCCTCCTAAGAAAGGTTGACCAAATGAGGTTTCTGGAGAGTTGAATACATGTCTGTATTTAGATGAAGGATCATCAAAAGCATCTAGTTTGTCTGGATAACAATCGTTAATTCCCACTGAACGTACATACTCCACTTTAAATGTTGTACCTGTGCCTAGATTGCTTTGAGCAAATGTAGGTGGTGTAAGCGATGCAATTAAAAAAGAATAGCTACCTGATCCACCAGTGTCTGTTGTTACATACTGATTATTTAAGTCAAGAGGCTCATTTAAGAATAAACCACAGCATGGATTTGTATTATTGAGTGCACAATATTTAGTCCATCCATCAATATCAGTGGACATACTATATCCCGTAGGAGCAGCAATAACATTTCCTTGAGTTAAACCACATCTGGAAATTGGCCAAACTAGTCTAAATACAACAGTTTGTGGCGTAGAAGGAACTAAATCAATTGTGATCTTATATACATTATAAGTGTTTGATCCCATTGCTCCATCAGCACCTCCATTAAACTTTGGTGCAGGATAGTCCAAAGCACAAAGTTTGATGATGGTTTTCACCTCTGATGGAAGAATAGTTCTACTAGCTATCTCTCCTGTATAACAGTCAATGTAATCAATTGTACCAGGTGCTGTAGGGTAGATACTAAAGTTTCTACATATAGATGTATTACTTGTCGCAGCAAGAGGAATGGTGTAAGCATTGCTCTTTTCAAGTAAGAATGGATCTTGTCTTAGGTCATTGTAAGGATAGTTGGGGAAATAGTATTCTGTACCCTCTCTATCATACTTACCTACGTTTCTAAGGATACCCTTAGCTACAATAGATTTGTTTGTGCTTCTATCACCACGTATAATCTTAAAGCCAGCTATCTCACTTTTTTGTTCAGCAGTGAGATTGGAAGAGTTGATTAGAGATTGCACCTGCTGTACATCTATTCTTACACCCAGTGGGAATACAGCATCTTTCTGCATCACCATTGAGTTTTCTCCTGTAAATAAAGCAGACTCAAATATAGGGCTCACCAGCACATCTGGGAACTTATGGTGTCTGATGGGTTGACCAGCTAAGTTTCCCCATAATTCTTCATTACAAGGGTATTCTTCTGTAGATTGCCAGTAGCTAAATTCACCATTCTGGTAAGGTCCTTTGTAATCTACAGCAGGAGAATATCCTGGAGAGAATCCTGTAACAGTGGCTGTGTTGTATATCTTCCAATAAGGGCTAGTGTTTGCAATAGGATCTTCAGGATCACCTATGAAATCATCATTTGCTGTAGAAACAGGAAATAGATCATTAGCATTAGCAAGTCTTCCTGGGATGTGAAATCCATCAGTTTGTTTACCGTTCTTAAGAAGGAACACTAATTCAAATGCATACACCTCATCTCTTAAATAGCCTCTGAGGTTGGTGGCATTAAACTCATCCGCATAGGTTTGTGTATTAGGAATCCTATAAGTTTCCCATTGAAGAGTGACACCACTAGCAATTTGCTGGTAGTTGATTCTTTCTATGGAGGTGAGTTGGTCCCATACTAATATATCACGTACAGCTGTAACATCTTGAGCCACCTCATAATAAGGAAACTTCTCAAAGATGTCATTCACTGTTAAGCGAATATCAGTTTTGTTTTGACCTGTGTAAGTGATCACCTGTGATAGGGTGTCAATGAAATAAGTGCCTATGAGCTCAACAGAGGTGATACCATTTATGGTTTTAATCACTGCTATGTTGAAATGCTGATAGAGTCCAGATCCTTCTAAGTTGCTGACAGTGAGTTCAATAGACCTACCTACAGGATAGTTGAAATTGGGAGTGGTTAGACTTGGATCAGCAACAGGAGTGGGATTGGTCACTGAGTAATATGATGTAAGAGGATTACCATTAGCATCACAATACTGAATAGCAAATTGGTATGTACCAGCAATAAGCTCACCCCCTGTAGTGATGTTAGTCACTTCAAGCTGGGGAACCTGAAAGTTGGGCTGTACATTTAGTCCGTTACAATCTATTTGGTCACTGTATATAGGATCACAGGCTGGTGTTCCTGATATAAGAATATAGGGAAGATTCTCAGGATTTAGGTCAATATATCTTCTGGGATTGAGACCATCTGTCCAATACACTTCTGTATTACACTCTGTGATTCTGTGGACAGCCTTATGAATAGGATGGTCAATGTTAAAATTGAGACAAGGAGCATTTACATATGTATGATAGATGCAGTCGTTATTATCCATATACCCAATCTCAGAACCACCTGTGTCAGGATTGGTAATAAAGAATACATGTTTATTTCTTTCTGGAATGAAATGCTCACCAATAAGCACATATCCATCAGGGAAGCTAAGACAGAATACATTCCCTGGCTCATTCTGATAGTTAACAGAATTTGAGTCAAAGTTCTCAACAGCAGCATTCAATGCATACGTTAGCTGACCTTTGGGAATCTGCGTAACAGATTGATCCATGTTAAGGCCAACGGTAGCATTGTTAGATTCTTGGACAACATTACTTCTGTTGGCACCAAGAATGTTTTTTATTTGTTCTAATTCATCTGCCATTTCCTATTAGTTATTACGTCTCCAACCATATCTATTAGTACGATTGGGGAGTTCATACATATTAAATCTGTTAAGGTCATTCTTGATTCTACGTTGCTTAGTCCAAGCATCTTGCTTCTTAATCTCAATATCAGCCATGATGAATGCTTCTTCAGCCTGTTGTTTGTAGAAGGCTAGCTTTGATTGAAGCTGATTAAAGGTTTCATCATTGGTCTGGTTGGTGAGAGTTTCAATCACCTTATATTTGATGAAAGCCTCAATATATTCTCTAATACGATAGTTGTCAGGAATTAGCTGATTTCCATTAGGATCATAGTCTGTAGCATAGAACAATAGATGCACAATTCCATTACGGAAGTTGGTAACAAACTTATTGTCTCTAATATCAAATGAGTCATATCCAGCAGATCCTGGTGTAAACTCATGTAAAGGAGGAGCTTCTTGATAAAACTCCCAGTTGTTTGTATAATCTACACCACAGTTCTTCCTAGCAGAAATGTTTCCTGGTTTTAATAGGTATTCTCTTCTGTATTGAACAGCAGCAGTGTTGTTAGACTTATAGACAGCCTGAATAATAGCAGGCATACAATTCCCATCACACTGTGGATTTTGACATCCAGGGTTGTTACAAGGGGTGCCTCCAATAGTGAGTGGGGAGATTTGAATAGTAGTGTGTGTAGAAGCTTGAGAATAGAAAGAATTAGCTGACTGATAGGGGTAACCATTCACTGCTGTACACATCCAAGCTTCACGTACAGCAAAGAAGTTATCTGGTAGCCTAGCTTCATAGTCAGATATGTTGAGAATGTCTTCAGCAATTACATAGGTGGTTCTACCCAGCTTTCTAAGACACTTGTCCAGATAGGTGGGGAACATTAGATCATCAACAGCACCAGTATCAAAATAGCTCTTAAACTCCTCTTTTACAATAGAGTAGGTGGGCTCTGGGCTGGTGAAGTTGTATTTATAGTAGTATGACATAGTGTATTATCTTTTCCATTCACGATAGATTTGCTGATACTTGTCATTGGTTTTCAAGTAGTGTGACAAAAGTCTGGAGGTGGTTCTAGAGGGTTTGAAATACCAAAGCTCACCGTGTTTTAATCTGTGAGAGTTTTTAAACCACATCCATCCAAAGAAATATCCTTCTGTATGGAAGTTGAAATTGTAGATGATTTTACCCTTCTCTTTTGTCTTTTTCCAATCTACAGGCAGGTTGACAAACTCTTTACCATCTACTCCCTTCATCTTTCTACGCTTCTTCTTATTGATGGAGAACTCACCAAACCCAAAAGGGAGCTTTGCTTTCTCCCCAGTTTCTAGAATGTATTCCTTAAAAGCGTCTGTAAAAGAATAGATGATGTTTCTCCACTCATCAAATGTAAGTTTGATGGAGGGGTGCTTCTTACAGAAATTGTTGTAGTTTTCTTTGCTTGAACTTCTCCAATCTACCTTTATTCGCATTAATTGGTTGGTTTAGTATTGGGGGCCTGACCATCAATACCTTCTGCTGTCATATCTGTCTTGAGTGAGAAATATGTAGCCAGAAGCTTTTGAGAGGTGAGCTCCAATACCTGCTTCTCCAGATAGCCTGGAAGAGCAAACTCCTTGTCTAGTGGATTAACACATAGTTGTTCCACTGTATACTGAGGAGTACCGCAACCACAAGCTGGATAGAGTATTTCATTAGGAACATCCTCCTCAAACAGAGCCACTAGTCTGATAGCCTGTAGAAGCGGATTGCTCACATATAGATAGCCATTGCTTATCCAATAATACTCTTCCTTCTTAATGATGGGAAGTTTTAGAAGATTTATATACCTATTGATGGTTATTTCCTTCAGCTTTTTTCCTTGTCCACTCATTGCATTAATTGAGTAGACACCCTGTATTACATATTGGTAATTACCCTCAGAAATACGAGGAAGTTTGTATTTGCTCCTAGCCACTGAGCAAGGGTCAACATATTCACAACATTCGGAAATAGGAACCTCTATCATCTCCAGACAAGGAATAGTGGTGAACAGAGTGTCTGTTGCCCACAACTTTCTGAGGTTGGTTTCCCTTTTGAGAAGCAAAAGAGAATTGTTCCTAATTTCAGAAGCAATAGCCCTGTCCGTAATCAAGCTATCTGTAGACAGAAGCTTGTGGGCAGAGCGTACATCTGAAACTAATTTCCTTAACGTGGCCATTATATATACTGTTTGAAAATGTTTGTCATTCCATTAATTTGGTCTATGAGAAAGCCAGTCACCTCACCTTTAGAAACTGTATATCCATTTTTATCATCCCATCCACTCTTTGCTGTAGAGAAAGCTGGAAGCTGGTAAAACTTGATACCATTGAAATCTAAGCTCATCTCATGATGTTTGTCTCCTGTGAAGATGTAGAAGTGATCATGGTCTGACCAATCACTCTTATATTCCATAGGAAACAAGTTAGCAAGCTTGGCAGGTTTAAGAGCATCTCCATGGTTGAACATCATTGCTGAGTATCCATAGCTCACATACTTTCTATACCTAGGAGAGATGTCAAAAACTAAACGTTCTTCATTTCTGAAATAAGTTTGTAACCAGCTAGCTAGATGCCAGCCTACAAACTCATCATGGTTACCAGCTACAAAAATCACCTCAACATTTATTGCTTTTTGAAGAAGCAGGTTGATGACACTTATTTCATGTTCACATATAGCTTGGAAAGCGCTGTGATAGGAAAGAATGTTCTGTTGAGGAGTGCCCTTTGTAGTGGTGTTGGTGAACTCACTGTTAAACTCGTCTGACCCAATAATGTATTTAATATCTGTTAGATTGTTAGCTAGGGAGGCTTGATTTAGAATAACATCCACCTTTTGAATGAAATTGTTAAATCTCTTCTCAATGTTGTTATCTCCTCCTATGTCCAGTTTGTTTAAATGGGAGTCTTGTTTATTGATTATTAAACAGGAGTCTTTCTTATCTAAATCAAACTCAGGACCTACTATCTGGGATGAACAGGGTTCATATGTGCTTAAGAAAGAAACAAAGCTATCTTGGAATATCTGTTCATCTTTCTTTTTGCCCAACCAAGCCTTCACTTGGTAGTGAGGCTGGTCAGCATTTCCCCAGTAGTTTTGGACGTATTTAGTTATTTCCCACTTGTCTGTATCTATCTTACATTTCTCAATAAGTTCTTCTAAACTCTTGATTTCTTCCTTTGAGTTGAACACCACCTCACCTGTTCCCTTCTGTACATCTTCAAAGAACCTTACCACTTGGTCTTCTAGGTCTCCAATGTAGTTCCCCACCTCTGCCTCATTTCTAGTATCTTCCGAGTTTTTTATCTCTCTCAGCAGTTCATCCACCTCAGCTTCTTTAATGTTTAGCTTTTCTGCATAGAACTTTTTGCTCTTCTTCCAGTGAAGCATTTGCTCCAGCTGTTGCAGAAGGGATTGATTTTCAGGCATTTACGTTTTGATTTAGTTAAAATTGCAGTAAAGGTAGGAAACTTTTTGATATTTCCCAAAATTATCCAAACATTTTTCGTTATCCATGATAACATTTTTGGTTATAAATAAAAACTCCCCAGGGTAGAAACCCCAGGGAGAAGCCCTGAAAACCAACAAACAGGGCTTTTTGATAGCCTTTACATTATCATAGTGGTGGTTGTGGTTGTACACTCCACTATACTAATGTCAATATAATTTGTGCATACGGGAGGATTGTCAGACATCACCCTAATGATAGTGGTTCCATTAGGAACTAATACACTTGTATACCCAGCTAACAGAGCTGCTTTAGAAACACCTGTTTCAAAGGCTGATGTATATCCATCCACATCTGAATACAGGTTAAAAGGTCCTGTATCAGATCCAGCTACAGTGAGAGTTATTACTACAATCATAATAAAGTGGTGGTAGTGGTTGTTGTTGGTAAGCAGCCATTTACAAGCTCACAGAACTGAACGTGGAATGTGGGATTTACACGAAGAAGGATGAGAATAGTGTTCAGAATGTATTCTGGACATATCTTAGAATCTATCTTCTCTAGAGCAATATCAAGGGAATCTCCTGTATTTACACCAGAGCATGGAAGGTTGTTCCCATTGTAGATAATTTGACTAGCATCTAGACAAACTGGAGGACAAGGACCCATTCCTTCTGGGTATACAGGCCCTGTCTGATAACAGGGCATTCCTGGTAAACAAGCCATTTATAATTAGTTTATGGGATGTACATAATATAGTAGCAAGCAAGAACAGGTGGGATGTTATTATGAGACTGGCCACCTCCTGTAGAATCATTATTCACACCTACAAATATTCCTGTTGTTTTTGTTTCACTTAATCCAAGAGTGGGTAAATTATTGCTACCTGTCATTCTATAAGACAAATCAGTTTCTAAATCATGTCTAAAATCAATGAATGTAGAAGGTGTTACATCAGGAGCAGATGAGCCACTAGCAATAGCACCAACAAGTAGGTGGTTGTGTCCAGGATCTACAAGAGTGGTGTTAGCAACGTGTGTGTGGGCAGGAATCTGTGGAGTGGTAAGTGTAATAGTGTTAGCACCTGTGGTAGTGTTGAGAGCATAGTTGGGGTTACCAGCTACACCAGGATCAACCACTGGACTAAGAGCTCCACCACCTGGAACAGCTTGAATAGCTCCTACAGGAATTCTTCCACGCTTATCAGGAGTGCCATTAGCACCATTACATAGATAGATGTCTTCAAACCCATTAGCAGGGATACCTATACCAGCACCATCAAAGTTGCTGAGAGATCCATAGTATTCCACCACTGTATAAGGAACCATTCTATCCTTGTATTGTGTTACACCAGGAGCTGGTGTACAAGCTGCTACAAGAGCACAGAGCTCTGATTTCTTTACATAGTTGGTTTCAACATCCACTACAAAAGCATCAAAATTACCTTCTAGTAAGCAGAGCTTTGTAATGACAGCCTGAAGAATAGCGTGTGTGCCAGAGTTAGCATTTACACCTGAAAGACAATCTACATCATAAGGCCCTTCTAAAGCTGCTAAATCTGCTACAATAGCATCCACTTGCTCCTGTAAATCACAGGCAGCTTTAATAAGAGCTATAAACAGATCAAGAGCTGTAAGGTCTTGACAGTCAGGTAGATACTGTTGAACAAGTTCACATATAATATCAGGATCAATAACTGGCTTGATTCCTGTAGCATCTAATGTAGAAGTGAGAAATCCAATAAGAGTTTGTTCTACATAAGAAAGGGAATCTCCAGTTTGGATTCCTAAGAGTGGAACATTCACTCCTGTATATTTGACGCACTGATCTGATACTATCTCAGCGCAACCATTAAAGCAATTTGAACAGTTTGAGGAGGACATTTATTTAGGTTTATGTGTGAGGAAAAAGAAGAGTGGTTGTGGTGGTAGTGGTTGATAGACAATCTGTTGGTATGCAGTTGTTTGGATAGTAAACTGTTACTATCACAGGGTCTCCACAAGGATCGTAATAGCAGTTCATTTGCTTATCAACAGTTTAACCCTACTAGCAATCATCTCCACAGTATACATCTTTGCATAATTTGGATTGCAAAACTTATACGTGAGGATTCTTTTGTAATTCAGCAGGTCTAATATAGCTCCTGCTGGAACAGGTTGATTTAAAATAAATACAACGTTATTGTACAGATTTCCAGCTAGTTGCTTGAGTTTGCAATCAATGTCATTAAGCAACGCTGGAATTGTGGAACATTCTGGATAGTTGATTAATCTGGGAGTTAACATATCGTTTAAAGTTTTGTACGCCTTTACTTGCAGCTGCATTACATGCTGCACAAAGACCATTAATCAATTGACAACCACATCCAACATTTGTGCCACATTTACTACATTTAGCCATATTATTGGAAGTTTAATACATAGTTATTTCCACCGCATCCACAATTGTTCTTGATGAAATTATTCAACATCATGCTTGCTTGGTTATAAAGTTTGTTAGCTTCATCAATAGCGCAGTTGTTAGCTGCAGCAATAGATCCCTGTATAAAGAAGTAGATGGTGTTTAAATTCACCTTCTGCTGTGTTTTAATAGCTCTGTCACACTCCATCATATCAAGCTTCATAAAGGCCTCATCAAACTTTTCTTGTATGAGGTCTGTACGCATGATAGCTTTTTCTACGAAGTTTAGATAGGCAGGAGCAACAGTGTATTTAAACTTATACACTCCATCTGGGAGAGGCAATAGGGAATCCCCTAATGATGTAATTCCCAAACTTGTGGAGTTATAAATGTTAAAATCATTAACGTTAAAGGGAATGCTAACTGACCCAAAACCAGGAACAGTGATGTCAATTGTGGGGGAAGAAACAACAGGAGGATTGGTCGGATAGGTAGATGCATCAGCAACACCAAGTGTGTACGAGTTGTACGTAGGTATCACTAATATATCAAGTTTCAAATCTGGCATCTTATTCTAAATAAATAAGCCAGAGGATCTGAGTTTTAATCCTCTCACCTCTGGCTTAGGTTATATGATGTTGTTTCTTAGCTACTATTACGGAATCAAGGTAGATGTAGTAGTAGTAGTTGGCCACACAGTGGTAGTAGTAGATGTAGTGGTAATACACTCGTTATCTGCTAATACAGTTCCTAATGCAGCCTCAAGGATGGCTTGAAGAGCAGTCTCTTCACCAGATCCTTTTTCAACAGCAATGATCACTCTGCTATCCTCCATGATGTAATCACCCCATTGGTAAGCAGTTTTGTCATACTCGTTGAAACGGATGTTGAAGGTGTTGTAAGTTGTACCATCACTCACCCAGCTTTCAAAGTTCTCATTGTAGCCATTCATTCTGTACAAATGCTTCAAGTAACCTGCTTGGTAGCTGTAGAAGTTCTTCTCCAATTGTGCAATCTCTGCAGATGTACCGCTTGGATAAGAAGCACGCTGAATAACAGTGGCATCAGCTACAATGTTACAAGCATCAGCTACAATGAAGTCAGCAGTTGTTGCTGGACCATTGTACACGAAAGTACGGAACCACATACGGTCATACTCCCAAGGGAATGCTGCAACATCACAAGGCTGTCCGTATTTAGTAAGAGGCTTACCAGTGATACGTAAGATAGCGTTCTGATCATTTCCAATACGTTGGAACTGATAGAATGTGTTGAAAGAGATGTTGTCAGGGTTGTTACCAGGAGCTTGTAATTCTAATTGATAGATGAACTGGTCAATAAGAGCAGGAACATCTACAATAGAACAAGGGTCTCCACCACAATCACAACAAGGAGCTTGAACAGTTACACTACGAGTGAAACCGTTGAAATACAATGTGTCAATGTAGCTAGAGTGAGCACGAAGTGTTAAGGTAACAATGTCACCACACTGTACATTCCAATTAGTTACATCAGTCACCTGAGTGGCAGCAGTAGGACAACCTACAGTTTTGTACCATTCAGTTACATTGCTTGTGCAATTAGCAGTGGCACATCCTTTAATTTTATCAGAGCGTTTAGAACCCTGCAAGTAAGTGTTTGTGCGTCCTTGTGCTACATAGAAGTAGGGAGAAGCAGCAATGTTACCAGCAGTGGCTACAGCATAATCCGCTTTGAAGATACCCACTTTACCAGGGGTTAAGTCTTGCGTAGATCCGCTATTGGCAATACCACTACCAACAGGAACTACGAAGAGCGTAGTTAATGAAAAATCAGCCATTTTGCTTTATTTTAATTGTTAAAAATGTTTATTCGTTCGTCTGAATTCTATACACTGAGCTTTGTACAGCAGATTGATTTTCAGTGTACATTGCTAGATTTTGTACTGTTAGGTCTAAGAGTTCATCCTCTAGATAGGTTTCCAACTCACAATCAGAATCTATGGAAGGCATACCATCAAATCTAGTGTAACCAGTTTTATCAATGTATTGAGGATATCTCATATACATGATGTTAATAGTTTTTGGTATGAATGTACCATCTGTGAAGATGGATATTTCATCTGAAGATAGAAAGTTGAATGTTTCTTGATATTCAAAGGAGGGCCTGTAATGGTCATTATTCAGAATGAACTGAAGGTCACCATGTTTAGCCAAGTCTCTGTTTATCCATATCTTTCTATCTTTACAAAGTCCTTTATCCGCAATTACATATGCATCTACGTAAAACATGTATTTTGGATCAAGAAGATGTAAGGATGCTTTCCACTGATGTAGTTCTTCATTGAGTATTGTAAGCGTAAGAGGTTGGTGATTATATGTAACCACTAAGCTCTGAAGATCCTCATAACGCTTTTTGAATGAGTCAAGACCCAGTCCACTAACTACGCTTATACCATCAACCTTTTGTTTTATCAGCTTGATTTGAGCCTCATTAAGGGCTAAAATCTTATCCTCCAGGTTGATCTGCTGATGAACGTTGGTAGATAGTTTATTTAGTCGTTGGTCAATCTTGTACAATAAACTATCTACTGGTATCATAAGGCAGCTAGTTTCTTAGTTTTCAACTTGCCTTCAAGTGTCAGAAGCATATCCTGATTATCATCGTCAGCAAGTGTTTTAATTAAATCATCTTCATCCTTGGCCACTTCAAACTCACCCTCGTAAATCTTACCACTAGGTCTAACTCTGTAGACAGAGTGTGTGAGAGCTTGTTTAACCAAGTCTTTAATATGGAGCAAGTTTTCTTTCATGTCTGCATATCTGTTAAACACTTCCACAGGAGAGAGTCCCTGGTATTTACCAGTTTTGAACTCTGTCTGTTTTAGCAGGTTATCCACCTGGTTGTACACAGCTTCTTCTGTAGTGTTATCAGTAACAGGGAGTCCCAACAAACGAGCCACTTTCTTTTTCTTCTCAGGAGTCATACTATCAAACTTGACAATAGCCTTGTTGATAAGTTGTTTCTTCTTGAATAGAACAGCATTTTCAATTTCATCATCAGCTACGTAAAACTGAACATCAGCAGGAAATTCACCACGCTCCCAAGCTTGATAAGAGCTTGCAATTGTAGGATGAACACGTAACCAAGCAAATGCTAATTCCTGGAAGGGAATACCTAAGTCAAAGAAGTTGTCACCATCCAGCAGTTTTACAGGCTGAACATGTAGAGTGTCTTGATTAGATGTTGATAGGCCATAGTTCCAGAATGTAGAACGAGGACCTAAATCAATGTCTCCAAGATCTCTTTCAAGCTTTTGTTTTAAAGCTGTGACACGCTCAACTTCCATTTCTCTTTCTAGAGGATCTTGTATACGTCTAATGTAAGCAGCATCAGGATCAATTCCTGTTCTGTATTTACCATCTAGCTCTTTGTAGGGATATTTAAACACCCCTGTTCCAGGAATACGTGTAAATCCTCTTAATGCAAGACCACCTTGCATAGTTTGGAGTTGAGAGTTGTTATACTCTTTCTTGATTGTTGAGATTTTTCCAATCTTGCCCATATGTAGTTTATTTATTTGGTTTATTTGCAGAGTGATTCCCACTGAAGGGAACAGCGATTGGGAGATGCCCCAGTCCAATCACTCTGTAGTTTGAGAAGAGCTCCCCCACTCTGAAGTGTGGGGGGCAATCTCTCCTCGGTGTATATTGCACACAGGGTGTGCGGTTTCTTAGAATTGTGGGATTTCTTCAATCAACACTGTACGAGACAGGTCTTCAATGAATACATCACAACGATCCTTCATCCATAATTCGTATCCTGGGAATTTGTTCGCAGAGCTCATACCCTGAGACTTAGCAAAGCCTAGGTGATGACGAGTTCCATCAATATATCCCCAAGTCATAGAAGGAGCACCCTTCATACGCACCTCACGGATGTTATTAATCAAGGAACCATCAGACATAGGAGATACATCAAACACCATGAATACAGGTGTGCTCTTCTTGTTCTGTCCAAATTCTAGGTTAGATTGAGGAAGGTCTAATTCTTTTAAGTGAATTAGTTCAACACGACCAGTTTCACGTGTAACCATTGCATCGAATGCAAAGTTGTAAGTGATGTGTTGTCCTTCTCCTTGCATGTAACGGTTTCCGCTATCAGCCATGAATGTCAAACCACTGTTCAAAGCGTCTGTCTTCAAAGCTTGTTGGAACACGTCAAATCCAGCCTCATTAGTATACATTTTAACACGACGGTCTTTAACATCCACACGACGATAGAACAGGTCACCAAACACTGAACGAATCAGGTTAGCAGAGAATTCACCACGGTTGTATTGAACCAGGTTACCGTTGTTACGCATGCGGTGGTAAACACCAGCAGATGTACGCTTAAGTTCTTGCTTGCTACCGTTTGTTTTAACAGTACCAGGACGAGACCAAATCATACGCTTAACTTTTAACTCAAGCATAGACTTACGCATCCAGAACTCAATAAATGGCTCCCATTTAACATCATTACGAGTTAAAGGAAGTTGATTACGACGCTGAGGTGCATACACTAGAATGTCCAAAGGACGTCCAGCGCTATCACGCATCATTTTGTCATCAGCCCACTCAGTGATTTTGTGCTCAAAACCATATGCAGAACCTAAAGATTCAAACATAGTGATTTGCTCTCCCAAACGAGGAAGACCTAATAAATCCTGATCGAATTCACCGATTGCAGCATCCACTAGCTCAAGCTCAATACCATACTGAAGGAATGTAGAGCTAACAAAATCCACTGTAGGATTGTCGCTCACAAGTGTGAAACTGTACAAGAATCCTGCGTTCCAAGGAACGGGATCTTTAATCACATAGAAACGAGGACCATACTGACGAGAACCTACAGACACAATAGCGTTCTTAGAGAACTCGTTTGTGTCAAGGATCAGTTGGAACTCTTGACCATCAATACCAGGCTTGCTCAGCTCAGCTGTGCTAGTTGGAACATCAATGATTTTAGGGAATTTGTAGGGAACAGCCACTTGCCATTTCCAAGCATCGCTATTATTATCAATGTAATAAGGCGTGCTTTTGTTGATCATGTCTAGAAAGTCGTTGCTGTAAAGAGAGCTCTGTGTATAGAGACTGATGATTTTCTTGTCATAATCAGCAGGCTCTGTAGAGTGAAAGCTCTCCAGGTGGTTAGCGTCAGTTAGCTTACCCACAGCACGCTTGTCCATAGATGCGACACGAGCATACGTGAAGCCAGTTAAACCTGGGATTGTTTGAATTGCCATTTTGTTATCCTTTTATTTTATGAAATTTAAATGAACCATGAATTTGTTTTAGGCTGTTGAGCAGGAGAGCTCTTAGCCTTAGTCACTTGTCTGGCTACTTCCCCAAACAGTTCGTTAGATTTCTTTGTAACGCCTGTCTTTTGGATGGTGGATAGAGTGGGATCTTTCTCCAATATCTTGAGGAGGAGAGCAACCTTCACTTTAGTTGCATGGTTCTCAGGTCTCTTCAATTCCAGGATGGTACGATCAAAGTCTGTGAGAGTTTCACCAGACGTTGTTTTGTACTTATCCACCAGTAGGAAGTCTTGTAGTTCACCAGCTAGTTTAGGATTGATGGGTATACCGTCAAACTCTTTAGATTTCAGCTTGTCTTGTAGCACTTGCTGAACATTGCTAATGTATTGATTTTTAATGGCTTGTTTTTGTTGAAGCTCCTGTTCAGCTTTTTGCTCCATCTGAGCTAGTTTCTGTGCTTCTTTCTTCACCAACACCTTGTGGTGTTTTGTAGCCACTGATTCTAAATCACCATAGTTTTTGAGCCTTTCCACTTCTGTATTAACATCCTCTGGCTCAAATCCTTGGTCAGTGAGTGCTTGTTTTATCACTGCCACTTGATTATTCTCTTGTGACAGGTCCATTTCAGCAAAGCCTATTACATTATTATATGTACCAAAATATTCTTTTGGATTAACACCTTTTACGAATATAGCATCAAACGCTTGTTGATAATCTTCACCAAACTGACCAATGAAGCTATTCACCATCTCAATTGCTCCCTTTTTCTTTTCGTTGTTAAAACGATCTAGAAATTCTTCAGGAGTGGAGATGTTTACATCTTCTTCTTCTTCTTCTTTAGAGAATACACCTAATTTGAATAGGTCTTTTGCTAGAGCACCAAATTGTGTAGAGTCTTCTTCTGCTGGTTGTTCTTCATCAGCAGGAGTTTCTTCTTGTTTCAGCTCTCCAGCTTTTGGAGCTTTAGAAGTGGTTTTCTTTGGTGCAACTTCCTGATTGTCAGCATCTTGCTCTTCTTCATCTGTAGCATCTAATAAGAAGTTCTTCAGAGTGTCTTGAGCATCTGCTTCAGAAGCAGGAGCAGAAATTTCTTTTCCTTTTGGACCAGAAGCTTCAGCAGGTTTAGGAGGCTCAGCCTCTTTAACAATCTCCTTAAGCTCATCTGGGTTTCCACTAGCAGTTTCAGGAGCCACCAAGTCATTAAGTAGTTCAGCACTACCAAGGCCCATTTCCATGGTGTCTTGTATGCTAAAATTACCAAAGGATTGCATATCAACGTTCTCAGCCATATGTAGTTGTTTTTGATTGGTTTATGAAGTGTAAAAATATATAAAGCCTATTGAATAACAAAGAGTTATGTAGCTATAGTGGGCTTTTTTGCAGATAATATAGCATTAATATAATTTACTCTAACTAATTTACTTTAACTCCACCCATCTAAATCCCATTTGCCACAGGAATCTAGCTGTTTTACTAGATTCATTTCTAATCTTTGTTTCACTCCAGTCTGGGTGCTTGAGATGGAAATGCTCATGAAGGAGGTAGAGAAGATATCTATATCCCTTCAAAGAAGGGTCAATACTTATCTTATTCTCATTCATCCAGGCAATTCCCCAAGCACGTTCCTTACCAAGCTTACGGTGTTCAACTTTGTGTGGGTTGGTTATTTCCATATTTATTTGCTTCAAAGATTTCGCTCAAGGCTTGATGGGTTATAAGAAGGGACATCTTCTTTATTCGTTCTATCATCTCAGCTTCTTCTTCACTCAGTAGAAGCGTGTCTATTTCCTCAATCACACCCATAGCCTGTATGCAGGCTGTGATGTCTTCATGAGGAGTGGGATCAAATGGGAAGGTTTCATCTATTAACTCATCTTTATCCATCACTCTTTAGGTTTTTTCTTAGCTCTTCCTTTTGCGTTCTCTTTTGCTATAGCTAAATCATTCTTCTGGTTTTCTCTAGCCACCTGAAGTTTTTCTCTTTCAACAGCTAGTTTCTCAGCAGCCAGTCTATTCTTGCTGCTTATATCAGCCATCTTTGCTTCAAAATCTTTAGAAGCTTTAGATTGTTCTGTAGCTAACTTGCTGATTTCCAGTACATCAGGTGTGCCACTAGCATCAACATCAGATAGAGGACCAGCTTTAGATTCAGCAGCTATTAGAGCAATCTCTTTCTTATTGATTCTATCAAGCTCGTTTTGGTAGTTTTCATTAGCAATGTCTTGCTCCTTAATAGCTTGAGCTTGTTGCATTTGAGCCTGAGCAATCTGAGCTTGCTGTTCAATTTGCTGTTGTTGCTGTTGCATTTGCTGTTGTTGTATAGCATCTTGCTTATCACGCAGCTCTTTGAACACCTTCTTCATAGCCCTCATAGACTTGGTGCTGTAGAGCTCAATCACGTCATATAAGCTTCCACCATTTTGAATAAGTGGCTGAGCAAGTTGACGAAGCTCATTAAACATCTGTGTATCCTCAGGACGGTTGGTAAGGAACACCTTCAAATCTCTAAACTTGAGATCAGAACCATTCACTGTAACAAATGCAGACTCACCCTCGTTTGTAATATAGCTGAGAGTGGACTGAGGCTTCTTAGATTCTACATATAGAGCAGCATCAATAATAGCTTGATAGAGCTGTCCTAAAACATATTCGTGTGCAACAAACAGAGGTTCTGTTTGAGAATAAGACTGTTGTATAGCAGCTTGTGTACCTGTAGCAGATTCACTAGCTGTTACAGAACCAAGGCGCTGTCTACTCATACCAACAAGCTCCCAACACTCGTTCTTCAGTTGCATAGCAAGTGTATAACGAGATTGGATTTCTTGTGTACGTGTAAGGTCAATATCTCTAAACTGATTGAATGAGCTTGGGCTCTTTAGGTTCTCAGGACTATCATCAATGAATACAACACCTCTGTTGCGTGCTTCCATTTCCCATACATCTAATGCATCTTGGGCATCACCATCCTTTGGAACAGGAATATGACGAATGGATGTTAAATACACCTTACCCACTTCCTTCTCAAGAAGTTTGTAAAGCTGATTCATACATACATTATATAGCACCTGGAAAGGCTTCATCAAATCCACCAGAGATTTAGCCTCTGTGTTCTTCACCTCAAAGGTGGTGCCTATGATGGGACAATAGTTGAGGAGTTTGTAGGGTTTTATGTGATAGATGTCTGGACCAATCTTAATTCCTTGATACCACTGATTCACCCATCCCCATTCTAAAGATTGTTCTGTAGGAATAGTACCACTCTTGTAATTCTCATCTACAAGAATAGACTGTTCATTTCCCATCTCATCTATGTAGATAAGTTTACCAATCTTCTTCTTACTTATCCAATAACAACGAACAACAACATATTTATATCCAAAACTACTAACGTTTGACGTTAGCCCTAAGAAGTCTTTTAATCCATCGTTGTTCTCCTTCATTTCTGATTCAATAATCATACGTGTCTGAAGAACCAAAGGATCATATGTGTCATACATTACAGAGTCTATACCAGGAATAGCATTTGGATTACCTAGATTGGACTCACGTACATTAATCAGTCCATAGTCTTGTAGAGAGCTTCTGAGATGATCTATTTCTTCCTTTGTAAGATCAGGAATACTCTCAATGATTTCTGAAAGCTCCATCACCTGCACTGTACCAGCAGCATAAGCTCCTTGTGCTCTACCTGTAGGATCACTAATCCACTTTCTATCAGGTGTGGTGAGAAACCATGTATTCTTTGGGTTAGCCACCTCAATGTTAAATCCAAGCTTAGAGTTGTCTTCATATATATGATAGAACTGACGTGCTGAAATAAGAAGGTCACGAAATGCATCTTCTGATTTCTCCTTCAAATTAAATTCAGCCTTCTGACATGTAAGCACATGGTTAGCCCATTTCTCAGCAACAGATGTGTAACTATCAAGGACATCTTTCACATCCTCCATGGTCATTTGATTCACCTCCTCATCACCTATCTCTTCTCCATTTAGTGCTGCTTGTTGTAATATCTTTTGTCTAGCTTGAGAAATAACGTATTGCTGGAGAATGCCAGTTTTAAATTCTAGTTCTTCAGATTGACTATCATCATCAAATGCTTTAACACGGAAGGTGTCTGGACGCTTAGATATTTCACCCACTAATTCGTTCACAGGTGTGGTGATGATGGAATACATCTTTACATATGCAGGAAGCTGTAAATCAGCTGTCATTACATCTGTAAAACTTCTCACCTGTGGTTCTTGATAGAAGTCTTCCATTCTTAGGATGCCCTTCATCAAGTCATAGTTTTTGACAAATGTGTCACGGTTCTTTACATACTCAGCATATGCCTTGTTTGCAAAGTAGTCCATGGTGTTTTTTATCCAGCTCTCATCTTGCTTCTCCTTATCAGTTTTAAACTGGTCAGGGAATATATTCAAATAAGCATACCTGATGGTAGCATCTTTCGTATATCTAATTATGGCCATTATATAAACAATTTACTTTTCTTTCTTTGGAATATCCCTCTGGATTCTGTAAATAACTGATTCTTTCTATTAGGTTTGAAAAGTGCTTTCACTCTATCATCTCCTGTTCCTCCCACCTTTCCTAAAATGGGATTCATCTTTAACGCCTGTGCTATAGCTAGTTCTGCAGCAATAATACGGTCAAAGTTACCCTGATCGTTGTATTGAATTATTTCTTCTAATAACATGGGATCAAATATCTTTGACACCCCTCTAAATTCTTTTGTAACATTTCCATCTGTGTCTGTCTCTCTGTGAATCACCTCTTCCATATATTTCTTTAGACAGTTGTGCAAATAGTCCCTGATTTTATCAGAGCTTCTATGCACTCCATACTCACGTCTCACGGTAGTACCAGGCACTATCTCCTTTAACCAATCAGGTTGCTTTTCAAGATAGTGTGCATCTCCTTTTGCTTTCATATATTCTATAAAGGAGATGTCATCATTTTCACAAAGCGTTCTAGCATTGTAAAACTTGATGAGCATTCTAGCCTGTTCTTCCCATGTTTCCTTCTTATCAGGACGTGCACAATAAGAAGCTACAAACATATCTTGATATTTCTCACTAGTGATGTCGTGCATACGTTTGTAAATATACACAGATCCTAGAGAAGTGGAATAGGCAGCTTGTCCTTGTCTATAAGGGTCAACACCTGCTACATAAAGCCCATATGGAGGGTTTTCCATGGGAAACTCATATATGACAACAGGGGCTTCCTTTAAATCACTGTTCTTTAGAGGGAAGTTGGTGATGGGTTGTTTATCTGTAAACTCATGTCTTACACCATCTTCATCTTGAAACAGTATAACGGGAGTGCCTGTTCTTTCCTGCTGAAGAAGTCTAAACTTCTGACGCTTAGCTGCCTCTATATCAAATATGTTTGTGTCCTCATTTAAGAAGATGTCATCCACCTCAATTGGGTAGTACATCTTCTCTTTTAGATAGGCCACCCTATCTCCTGCTTTCTTTAGACGCTCTAGGTTGGTTTCTGTTATCTGTTTTGCTTTCTCTTCATTAGAGACAAGCATAGGAACATCATGTAAACTACTACTTGTAGGTTGGTCTAGAAAAGCTCCTAATGTGCTTTCTTCCTTAGCTTCCATCCTATACTTATAGGAAATGAAAAGCCCATGCACTCTTCTATCATCTTTCTCATTATTGTATGTGAGAAAGTTGAAATTGTCTACATCAAACATGAGGGTTTTAGCGTCCATGAAACGCTTCATATCACCACCTGTACCAGTGAGAATAGGAGAGCACCCCCATCCATATGGTGTGGTGAAACCAGGCACAGCTGCCTGAAAACCTCTAAGGAAATTGCCCTTACCAATCTCATCAATAATCAGTTTACGAGGCTTTGTACCAGCAATAGCCTCTTCATTATTACCTTCATCCAGGTTACGAATGAGGATTTGGGAGAAGGGTATGCGTTCTCCTCCCTTGGTTTTAATACCCAGTGTCACTTGGTTTTTCCAGTTGTCTTCCACTCTTTGCCACCTCCAAGCTTCTGGTAAAAAGTTGAGGCCTTTGTCCAGCTTATCTGTGATCAGCTTGATATCTGGAGCATTCAACCCAGCGATCACATTCTGGGAATTCTCATCAAATGTTGCGCCCCATCCGATATAACTGGCCTCAATGACAGACTTAGCAAAACGTCTGATGCCCAGTATCACTAGGCCTCTTTTATCTTGCTGAGCTCTGTCTATTTCGTTTGTCACCACCCACTCATTATCACGTAATAAGGGGTTGGCATATTTTTGATAGATTCTTCCACGCTCATCTATTACATCCACTTCTGTGTGCCAGATGTTTAGATGCCAATAAAGGAATGGATTAATATACACCCCGTTCATTAAGCATCCGTTGAGACATATCTCTCTATGGAAGTCAAAGAATGGCTTATACTCTGCAGATTCTCTATCTGGCAGACGCCCCTGATTAATAAACCAGTCTTTGTAGTCTATACTTATAAGCTCACTCATTATCTCCTGCTTCTCAGGAAGTCTTCAGCCATAGAACTTAGCTCCCCATTTCCTCTCACTTCCACCTTAGCTTCTTCTTTCTCACGCAGCTTTTCCACCACCTCAAGAAGGGCTAAATAGTTCTTCATGGTTTCCTGAATAAACTTACCCTGAGCCTCAATAGAAGCAATCACCATAGGTATCATGCCTCCTTTGGACGTAGGTTTCCATTCTACACGGTCTTTTAATTCATGTAGGGGATTGGCATCCACGTATGATTTCCAGCTTCTCAGCTGTTGCTCAGCCCAATCAAGCTCAGCATTTACGTATGTAGTTTTAGAAATCTTCGCCATCTTCTTCTTTTAAAATGTCATCTAGGTTCATTCCATCCTTAATGATTTTATCTATTTCATCATCATCTGTGTGTGGAATGTCCATTTCAAGCTGAGCTTTGTATTTCTCTAGTGCAAATAAAAGCTCTCTATCTGTTATTCCCCATACATCCCCATATTCATCCAGGGCTGTTGCTAAATGCTTTCCCATGTTATATTCTGGGTAGGCGCTATGTAAGGCTTGCAAAACGTGCAACACCTGGGAATAATAATTTGCTTTTCTCATAAGCCTTTGTTTTACAGAACAATACCTGTGCTAGCTGCTGTAAATTTAGCTAAGCTGGGCTTAATAACGGAGCTTAGGAGTTTTTCTATTTCTTCATTAGCCAGGGTTTTCACTTCTTGGCTTACATCAGGGGTGGCAATTAAAGCAGCTAGCTTTTCAATTACAATCCACGCTTCCACTACAGGGTTCATATTAGTTGGTTTAAATCTTCATCTGTTATTGAATCATCGTCTTCCTCATCTTCAGGAGCAAAATACTCCTTGTTAATAGCTATGCCTATTGAGTCTTGCTCTACACCAGGCACACCAATTATATCTACATAGTCTGCACCACGTTCATATACATCTCTAAGGGCTTCCAAAAGCACCAATAGGGGTATTTTCTTAAGCCTGATTTCATTACTCTTCTCCATATTTTTCTAATTCATCACCCTGTTCTTCCGTGGCTACAGCCCCCCACTTGTCTATAGGACAGGAACAAGAAAGGCATTTTGTCTTAGCAGCTAGTGTACATCCACAATGTGTGCAATGTTCATCTGGACGAACAGAGTTGTAGTTTTTTGAATGCCAGCGACAAGCTTCACAAATCCCCATCCTATATTCACTTGTTTCCTGGATGGCCTGTTTTATCTCCTTAGGTGGTATGAGGTTGTTCCTCCACCCCTCGTACATCTGGGAGAAGTTGATTTTCATGTAATTTTGGTTTTAACACTTCTATATTATGTCTTGTTGCCTGAAGCTTCATCTCTGTTGTTCTCTTTTTGGTTTCTGTTACATCGGGCTTAGAGAGGATGTTTACCAGGGCTTTTTCAATCTGCTTATACATTGCCATCTTCTTAATGGCCTTCTTATCATTAAAAATAAGCTTCCCAAATCCACTAATCTCTATTGTCTTATTACTGAGCATAGCTTCGTTAGCGCTTTGGAACTGGTGATTGATGACAGCTTCAATGGTCTTTTCACTAAGAAGCATCTTAGGGGCTAGTTTCCTTATCAGCCAATCTTTCATGGCTAAACTCACTGGCTTATCCATTGACAAGCTTTATTTCAAGGGTGATGTCTTTTGCAAAATCTAGGACAATAACTGGATTCACCTTCACCTTAGAAGCATCCTTCACCAGAATGCCCATCTTCTTAAGCTTGGAAATAATGTTATTTATTGTAGGCCCTGTTGTTCCATATTTCTCACAAAACTCCTGTCTTATGTTAGCATAGCTCATATTCCCCCTAACAGCTGTAAAGGCTATAAGCTCTATTTCTCTTTTTGTAAGCTGTAAATTGTTTACAGAAGACAATATAGAATAATACCTCTGAGCTAATAAGAAACTATCAGCTTCAGCTTTTTTCATCTTTTGTAATATCACCACTCTCTTTTCCATATTATAGATGGTACAAAGATAGGGAATGTTTCTAACATATTCAAACACAATTATTTACACGAATGCTATATTATGCTCCGTTTTTCATCCTATCATCAGCACCATTAACACCTTCCCCACCCAACCACCCCAAAGATACAGGTGAATAAATGACATTTCCAAATTTATTTTTAACAGTTTAAAAACACACCCCTATTCATACCCACAGTGTAAATATGTTCTATTATGTAAACCCATCATGTCCTAATATGTAAACCCACCCCTTAACAAACACCCCCCTAGTAGTAAACCCATATATTGACCATTCCCCCCTCCATAAACATCCTTCTATCAACCCCCTATCCCCTAATCATCTGGAAATCAACTATGTGCATAGGAGGGGAGGGTACTTCCAACAGAAACCCCACTGTCGAAAAGTAAATTGGGGGTATCCCCCCTATCATTAACCTAAAACCATTTAAAATGGCTTTTAATTTTAAGATTTATCAAAGAGAAGACAGAGTGTCATTGGGAACACTCGCAACAGTTTGTGGTGTTGGCGGTAGCTATCGCCCTTGTAGTACAAAGAACCTTGCTGACCACAGCAAGCGTTTGGTGCTAACACTTACAAGAGCTGATGGCACAAGTGATTTAGTAACTTGCAGTGGGGAACTCTCAAAGCGCTTGCGTAATAAAGAGATTGCCCTCAGCCAAATTGCTAATTTCCCAATTGTTGAGCAATTAACAGAAGATGGTGACATTATGAACTGCGTTCAATTGCCTGCTGGTACAACACAGCTTCCCACTGTTAATGTAACAGAAGAAATGCCTGACTATCAGCCTGTTAACACCTTCAACCCAGAAGAGCTAATTGCCTTCTGATAATTGAGAGAGCCCTTCGGGGCTCTTTCTTTTATATATTGGGTGGGAAGAAAGCATTTCTAGGGTGGGAAGTGGTAAAATTATGCTCATAACGCATTGATATTCAGTGTGTTAGAGAGGTGATGTATCACCATTCACCACTTTCTCCCACTTTTTGACACATATAAGTAAATAAAACACCTATATGCCATACATATAGCATTAATTAACCATTTAAACCTATTAGCTATGAGTTATTTTATTATTGATCCTAAAGGTAAGATATATTATGAAGCTTGCTGTATGGAAGAAGCTTTAATGAATTGTCCTAAAGGATATACAATTAAAATTGGACAGAGCCTGTAACAGGGCTCTTTTAATTATAGTTAGGTGGCGAAATAGAGCAAACGCACGTATTATTGTACGATTCCTATTGGAATACAGGTTCAAGTCCTGTCCTGACATTTGTTGCATATGACATACAACAGAATATATATGCTGAGGCAACATTAGGCTATATATTCGCTTTAAAACGCTTGTTATGAAAAACGAAACTATTTACACAATAGTCCCTGATACCATAGATGGCAATTACATAGGAGATTACAAATATGAAGATGTTGTTAGAGCTAGTTGGTGTTATTTACACGGTGATTTACAAGATAAGGTGGGATATGACATATTCAGTATGTTACGGGCTGAGTTAAAGCCTGAGCAGATTGATGAAACATGGCTGTCTGATGAATTTACAGAAGGCATATATTCATGTGTATGCATGGGTGAGCCTTGTACATTCTTCAGATGGAAGCGTATGCACTATAAAGGACTTGTGGTCCTTAATGCAGATAAGGAGTCATACGAATATGCATCTAAATGTTATGAAGAAAGAGAATATTCAATTTAACTTATTAATAATCAATCATTTAAAACAGTTTGCTATGAAAAATGAACTTGTTCTCCCTTTAGGAGTAAAAATTGAAGATGGTCACCTGTATTTTGGAGATCGTCAGGTTTCTTTCCACCGTAAGCCATACAAATTTGCTCACATTCCTACAATGGCAACAATGTTTGCTGTTAGATATGGCAAAGGTCAGCTGTGCACCACATTTGATATTATGCTACGTGAGGATGGTCATGAAGAACCACTTATTTGGCTTTCTGGAGTGAGAATGGCAGAAGATAAATTTCTTCCTAGTGCTTATTATTCCAATTGGAGGTCTGTTGAGTATGTACTAAACACCTTTGCCAAAGAACTACAGGGTGAAGAGTGGTACATAGAAGTGGATGACATTAATGATGAGTATGCGTGGGATGAGGAAAAAGGTGTATTTAGAAAGCAGATGAAGATTGAGAAGATAGAGTATACGTGGGCTGATGATGATGAGCCAACATATGACTCAGCAGGCTATACAGACCAAGATAGATGATATATTGAAGGTGTCTATGCACAAGATAGATAGTGACTACCTGGTAACAGCCTTTATATTCTTCTTTACATTACATTTATAAACCCTTAATAATCAACAACATGAGAAAGTCACTCACTCTCAGGAGCTATGAGCTCTTCCAAAGCTGGTACAACCACCTAAAAAGACGTTTTATGTCTCTTAAACTCTTGTTTATCAAGAGAATAGGAGCAAGAGCTGTTCATGTAATCATTTCTTATTAACCAAAATCAATTCCTATGCAACCTCTCAAACATTTGTTCAATTGGACATGCTGGATGCTGGTGCCTCCAGTGTTGTTTTTCATTTTCTCGTTCATTTTTAGTTATTCTTATTTTGATGTGGTGAAAAGCGCTCCGTTTTTCATTATTTATTTCCTATGGGCTATTATAGCCACTGTGGGATATTGTGCATCATTAGAAGAAGACCACAAACCAATGTCTTTTATTAAATAACCCTTAAAAACTCACAAACCAATGAAAGAGTTAGTATTTAGTCACGACAATAGCAGCATACATGAGGCTTTTGGCGTGGAAACAGAAAGGAGAGACTACCTACATGGTGCAATTCTCTACAACATTGCCTACCAAAAAATTATGGTGGACCAATTATTTGATGATGAGGATAATGTGCCTAGGAATCTATGCACTAAAACTGGCATTATAGAGCGCTTTTTAGAAAATGCTGAGACAGAAGAAGAGCGTCTTGTAATGATGTGGGACTATGCCACAGTGGATTGTAAAATTGACAGTAATGATATTAGAGGACATTTGTTCTTTGAAATGATCTTAAAAAGAGTGAAACACTTTGACTTAGATCAGGACAAATTCTGTTCCTGGTGGATAAATAAGAAAAGACAAGTGGACGCTGAAAACGATTAATTAACCAATAAAACAAAAACAAAAGGTTTATGAAAACCACAACACTCAAAACCGACAGAACATCAGCTAAAAAGGCTACAGAGCCCTTATTTAGCGCAGAAACAATGGTGGAACTAATCAAGGGGTCCACAGAAGGAGACAGTAAACCAGAGCCTAAGCCTGAATTTAGCAGTGAGAGACACATTAAGCTCAATGGCTATTTTATGGTGAGCGAGGGTATGTATGCTGTTTTAAAGCGTAACATCTTAAGAAATGTAAATACGCTCTTATTAGGCCCTACAGGTGTAGGTAAAACAGAACTAGTGAGCAATATTGCTCAGTCGTTAGGTGTGCCTCTCACCATATTTGACATGGGCACTATGACAGACCCAATTATGTCCTTAGTGGGTAATCACGTTATTAAGATGACTGATGGCATCACCACTAGTACATTTGTTAACAGTAGATTTTCTGAGGTGATTCAAAAGCCTGGTATTGTCCTATTAGACGAGATATCAAGGGCTGTTGTTACATCTAACAACCTGCTGTTCCCATGTCTAGATTTTCGTAGAGAGCTTCCTATGGAATATTCATTTGAGAACAATGAGCCTATTAAGGTGCATCCTCAATGTGTATTCATAGCTACAGCCAATTTAGGTGGTCAATATACAGGTACACATAAGCTAGATAGAGCTCTATTAGACCGTTTTATGGTGATTGAGCTTGATCCGCTTAAGAGCACAGAGGTGAAAAGAGCCCTTAAAACAAGCTATAAGAGCTTAAATACAGACATCATCAACGAGGCTGTGAAAACATATGTGGACATCAATAAGGCCCATTCTGAGTTCACTATTAGCTTTAGCCTATCTCTGCGTCACTTAAAGATGATATGTGAGCTAGTGGAAGATGGATTCACCCTTTATGACTCATTCTATATTGTTTGTAAGGGTATTGGTGGTCCTGATGGGGCAAAGGCTCTCGAAACAATATTTAAAACTTCTAAATCTGATTCTGATGGGGAAGATAGCGAAGATGATGAATAGTGTCTTCAATTGGGAAGATAGCTATTTCGGTGGATATGAAAGGGTGATCTATGATCATCCTTCCATATTCGTTCCTCTGTCTATTGATGTAAGTTATACATCCAATCCTTCTGGTCTCACGTATTACACAGCCAATAAACTCTGTAATTTGTTTCTTCTTAAATGCATGAAACATAATATGTATCCTGTTTTGCTTAAGAATGCAAAAACAGAGGTGCGTAAAAACTGGATGGGTAAGGAGGAAACAGTGACAGTTTTTAACCAAAGATCTATTCGTGAATGTGTAACAGCCCTTTGTGTTATTGGAGATCCATTAGAAAACCTATTTGGTCATTATGCCAAGTTTCTAAGGGACATCACCATTGAATATACACATCCTGATGAGAAAGATAAGAAAAAATCAATTTGTGCATCAAGAGGTGGAGATTCTGTTGAGGAGCTTATGGGTGAAGAGTTCAGTAAAATAAAGGAGAACAATCCCTATTCATCAATGCGTTCTGGGGATGCTGTTTCTGGTGATTTAAAGGATGAAACCGTCTTTGAGAATGCTGATGATAAAGGATGTGGTGTATGGACTCCATCTCCAGAAGAACAAAAACTCTCTAATGCTCTTGTCAACCTATTAGATATATCTTTTGATCCTACAGAGGACAGGATATCCAATCTAAAATGTGGCAAAATGAGCCCTCACAAGGTGGCAGAAATCCCTGCTGGTAATACACACATTTATTACAGAGTGGAACATGACCAAAACACTAAACCATTCAGTGTGTGCATATTATGCGATGAGAGTGGTTCTATGAGAGGAGATCGTTTAGCTGTTTCTCAAAATCACCTTGTAAAGGTGCTATACGGAGCATTTTCTCAAATTATGCCCAAAGAGAAGATATATATCTATGGGCACAGTGGTGATAGCACACCTGTTGTTCGTGTGTATAATGACCATTACAATCTCTGTTTTGAAGAACTCATCAACTCTCAACTACATCAACATTATGATGAGAACTATGATGGTCCTGTTATAGAATGTGTTTATGAGCGTGTCAGAGAACAAACCTCTGATAACATCCTATTCATATCTATTAGCGATGGTCAGCCATCTGGTGTAGATTATGGTGGTCAATCTGCTATTGAGGACCTACAGAGAGTGATTGAGAAGTGCAAACGTGATGGGTTTGTTACAATGGGTATAGGACTTCTCTATCACAAAGTGAAAGACATATACAACTATCACACTGTCATTAATAACACAAAACATCTAGTTCAAAATGTATCATCCCTTATTAACCGTGTTGTAAAAACGGAATTTAAGAGCTAGGTTTGTGAGTGTAAACCGAAAAGATGGAAGGGGCTTTAACTAGCCTCTTCCTCTTTTATTTATTTATGGCAAGCAATCATACGCTCCTGTATGTCTATACGGGGAGCTTTTATTAATTAAAATTTTATTCAAATGACAACTATGACAGATGTTATTGTAGAAACAAGAAGGTTCTACAAAGAAGATGGCAGGTGGTATATTGACCTACCTGAATATATTGATGCAGGTGGCACAAAAGGTGACCTGCAAATGGTGGCAGGAGCTGATCAATGGCTTGATAAGCTGTCTGATAATACACAAGAGGTGACAATAAAATTCTCTAATGCAAAGTTTGATGGATATGAAGACTCTATGGGTCAGTCTCTGTATTTTGCAGGTGGATGGGAAGTGGAAGATGTTTCTCCATCTGAAATAGACAGTGGTAAATGGTACACCACCACATCAGGACATAATTTATGGCTGTGTCCTGTTACAAAGTTTGTATTCTGGGGAGACTATCCAAAGGTGATATTCTACTCAGTGATAAAACCACAATAACATGAAAAAATATTTGTTTCTATGCCTAATAATGGTTATATTTATGTGCCAATCTTGCGCTACAAATGGGTATGGATGCAAGGGTAGGGCTAAAGAACCTACAGGTACAATAGGTAAACGCTGGAAGGCATTATAAATCATTATATGGGTGGGTTAGTAAGGATGAAAAGGACAGCTCTGAAATATGAGCTGTTCCTTTTTTATGTTTGAAAAAGTGTAATTTTATCACATAAATAACATTTAACATGAAAACAGTAGTGTTAGGAGACACACATGGCACATCATTCTGGAAGCTCATTACAAACATAGAACAGCCTGATAGAGTGGTGTTTATAGGAGATTATTTTGACTCATTTGACATAAAGCTAAATGAGCAGCTAAACAACTTCCTTGATATAATAGAATACAAGAAGACAAGTAAGGCTGATGTTATATGTCTAATAGGCAATCACGACCATCATTATTTCCCTGAAATAGGAGATACAGGCACCTCAGGATATCAGCAGATTGGTAGCTTTCAAATAGGGCCTGTTTTAGACGCTAATAGGGAGCATTTACAGATGGCATATAGAATGGATGAGTTTTTGTTTAGCCATGCTGGTGTGAGTGCTAAATTCATGGACAGTGTGTTTGGAATAGATGGATGGACTGTAGATACATTAGTGGAGCAGCTCAATGAGCTGTTTAAATATAAGCCTAACACATTCACATTTGGTAATGCCATAAGTGTGAACAAACTAAGCTACACAGATCCATATGGTGATAATGAAGAACAATCGCCTATTTGGATAAGAGTGAGGTCACTAGTGTCTGCTAATAAGAAAACAGAGCTTAAAAAGGCTGTAAGACAGATATTTGGACACACACAGGTGAAAAAAATAGACTTAGAAGCCTCAATGAAAGCTCTTGGTGGTAAATACTACCCAATAGATGCTCTATCTACAAGCCGTGAATACCTTATAATAGAAAACGGTGAGCTCATTGTAAAGAGTTTTGGCCAGATATAAATGAGCTATAAATGGCCAAATCAGGAAGTAAATGCATGACATTTTCGGTAAAATTCATGCAAACGGTAATACATAACACATTATAAATCAGTTAGTTATGACCTTTTATAAAGATTATAAGTTGATGATAGCAGATGAGTATATACACAATAAAAGTGTTTATGGAGATGTAATTAATAGCCTTCAGGACCAACTCAAGAATACAAACAGTACATGGGAAGCGCTTAAGTTAATGACACACATTGATATATACAAAAGAGCTATAAATGCACCTGTGACATTCCAATCTGTTAAAAGCCAAGATAATCCTGATAATGTCTACATACATGCTAGAAGCTATGTTAAAATAGGAGAAGAAGGAAAGAGGTATTGGATTGCTCAATACGTAGGAAAGAAAGGAGAGGTGACAGAAGCTCAAAAAAGACAAGCATTAATAAAAGTATCAAACAAGGCGATTGAAAAACTAAAAGAGATAGAGTTATGAATAAAGAGCAACAAAAGCGTCTCATTACAGAAATAATGAATGAGGATGCTAAAGATGACCTCATACAACTAGCAAAAGAAAGCTGGGAAGGATGTCAGGGATGTGATGAGAATGATAGAAACTTTTGGATAAACGGATTTATTCATGGCTATAATGCCGCTAAAAACAAATAATATGACAGCAGAATTTATCCCCTACGCACAAGCATTAGAACTTAAAGAATTAGGTTTTGATTATTACAATATTGCTTGGTATGCTGTTATTGATGAAAAACCGAGGATAGTATTTTTAAATTATGGCGATCATTGGAAAATATGTGCACCACTATACCAACAAGCATTTAGATGGTTTAGAGAGAAGCATAATTTATTTTCTGTTATAGATGTAGACCAAACAATGGAGCCTAAATTTTGCTATTCATTATCAAAATATGCAGATCCTTATGATTGGGCAATATTGGTATTTAATAGTGAATTATATTATACCTACGAAGAAGCAGAACTTGCTTGTCTTAAGAAACTAATTGAAATCGTTAAAAACAAATAATATGACACAACAAACAGCAGTAGAATGGTTTGCTGAAAAAACAGCAGAACTTGGTTATGTATCATCTGATATATTTCAACAAGCCAAAGCAATGGAGAAAGAGCAAATAAAAAAAGCATTTGAATTTGGAGTAGCAGATGCTTATAACTTTATTGAAGATGAAGCAGAAGAATACTACAACCAAACCTATAACAAATAACACACACACATCATGAAAAAAGTATTAATGGGACACGCTGCTGTTGATTCTGGTCAACTGCTTGTATGTGATCCTTGTTATATTGACAGTGAATGGGAGAAAGAAGATTTTAAAGACATTCGTATTTACATACATAAGGTGACAGGTGAGAGGCTACAATACCTGTCTGATTTTGAAAGCTTTGAGCAGGTGATTCCTAGATATGGGAAAACCATGAATCAACTACTTGAAACAAATGAATGGGTGTTTTCAGAGGAACATCCAGTTGAAAATCCTTTTAGCTATAACGCATGTGCTAAAGCCACTCTATCAGAAGATGGATATGATGAACTCAAGTTTAAAATAGGACATCCTGGTGCTGGTGTAGCATTTTCCACTGTAATAGGTGATGGGCTATTCCCTGTATATGGGTATTTTAATGATGATGGCTATTTAAAGAGTGTAGAAATTGAAATCCTTAATTAAAAACCTTCTAAAAATGTATGCAAATATTAAACGCTATGCTATGCGTGAACCAGCAATTGGTCAAAGAATAGAGCTCATTGAAATGGTTGATGATCCTCAGCCTATAGAGCCTGGAACACAGGGCACTGTTACACATGTAGGTGGAGATGTTATAAACATTAAATGGGACAACGGTAGAACTCTTGGTGTTGTAATGGGAATAGATAAATATAAAACTATATAATATGATAATAGGAGAAACATTTCAAAGACCTAGTGATGCAACAACACCTGGACCAAAAAGAATGCAAACATGGCAAATTGTTAGGAATTTAGAAAAGGACATCTATGAGTGCAAACTTATAGACTATGTTCAAAACATAATGCTATCATCCAATCCTCAAATACGTACATTTAGAGAAAGAGATATAGAGAAATATCTAAAAAACCAATAAACATGTACTATCCCGCAGAGCTTGTATTAAAGAGCTACAAACCCCTATCTCTGGAAAAAGGAATGTATTTTATTACAAAACTCAATCCTGGCACCAGAAAAGAATATGTTGAACTGTGGCAATTAGATGAGATTCCTCAAAATATGGAGGAATTCCTTGTTAAAAATGGATGTCCTGTAGAATTACAGGTGGTTATTGATGACACTGTTGTTGCTGAACATGAACAGATTGGCTGGTTTGATGCAGGAGATGATGTAGATGATTTAGAAGACATATCTCTCAAACAGCTAAACATTATTCTCTCTGATTATGATGGGGATGTAGAACTAGCAATGTTTGAGGATGAGGATGAAGAGGGTGCAATCACCTACTCTCCAGCAACACTTCTTGATAAGGTGATGCTTCGCCATCCCACTAACTATTTTGATGATGATGATGATTACATCACAGACTTAGAAGTGTGGACTAATGGCAGAAAACTAGGTAGTGAGCGCATTATTATGGATGGCAACCACTATATAGAGCACTGTGTGGAATATGACAACAGGCTTTGGGCTATTGTCACTACATTAGAGCATGATTTGATGTGGCCTAAAGCAGAGGCTGTATTACATGCTGATGATGACAGTGAGCTAGATGAACAGTGGGATGATGACATGGATGATAATTCTTGGAAAGAAGACTAAAAACTATACACACTCATGAAATGGTTAAAAACATTATTATTTGGCCAGAGAGCCAAATCCCTCGAACCTATTAAATTAGGTTTTCACACTGTCTATCCTGAGCACAATCAGCCATTTGATTATGGTGATTGGTGCAAAGAGTTCAGGGTGAGCATAATGCATGGTAAACAAACTGTTCATTTAAATTAAATTAATTATGGGAGTAGATATTTCAGGGATAGATCCTCAAATAGTTGGGGAACACCCACAAAGACCAGATTGGGAAACAGCCACAGAGTATGAAAAGGATATGTATTTCAACTCTATGGACCTGTTTCATAGTAGTAATCCTGGTGTTTATTTTAGAAGCAATTGGTGGGGTTGGAGACCCATACATGCTATTGCAGACATGGCTATAAAGCTAGCAGAACTTCCTTTTGACACAAGCAATTGGGGGTCTAATGATGGTGGTGGTTTAAAGACACAGCAAGAATGTGATGATTTAGCCAACGCTATGGAGCTATTTATGGAGCTTAACAATGCTAATATGCATGACATGGATGATACATTCTATCTATGTTTAGGAGCATGGACCAACTCTAGTGGTGGATTTATTGACCAAAAGAGAAAAAATGAGCTTAACAAACAATATCCAATAGGCACCATCCTCTATCGTGGTGTGGTGAATAATGAGGGTAGATTAGTGTTTCCAGCTCATAGTGCACCTCTCTATCACATAACAAACTTTGTAACATTCCTCCGTAAATGTGGAGGATTTGAAATCTGGTAATTATTAATCCAATAAAATCAAGTAAAATGGCAAGATCAAACTTTATGTCCTTGAAAAAGCAGGACATTCAGACACTTAAGTCAATGATTCGTACAGGTGAGCCTGTTTATCGAATTGCAAAACGCATGGCTCCTCAGTACAACAGAACCACTGAGTCATTCATGGTGACACTCTACAAACTAGCCAAGCAAACTCGTAAGATTGCTGAATGGACTGGTCCAAAAAGAATTAGAAAGAGTGCAGCAGCAGCAACAAAGGTGTATGAAACATCTCCCACCACCACTAAGTATGCAAAGGTGGAAAGATTTGAAGATCACATCCGTATCTATTTCTAAAACCCCACACATCATGCGAAAGACCTCACCTACCCTTGTTTGGTCAGCTAAACCAAACAATCCAACCATCCTTGTTTATTCGCTTGAAAATTCTGTCAGTCAGTTTGTAGATGCTGTGTTCTCTGCAAAGAGAAAAAGCTTTAGAACTGATAGACTTATTCATAGAAATGGAAAGCTGTATTACAGTCCAAGCGATGAATACAGAGAATATGTTGTTAGAATCAGAAAAATTAAGTAGATTTGATTTTAATTAGGAGTGTAGGAAGTACATGTCCTACATTCCTAATATTTTTTACACACACACCCCCCTCATAGTATATGAATGTTCTTATATACGACATAGAAACCCTCAAGGAATTCTTTCTTGTTGTGGTGTACAATCCAGTCACAGAAGTTTATAGAGAGTTTCAGGTGAATAGATATAAAAACCGCCTAGATGGACTTATGGCATTTATAGAGAGCCACAAAGACTATTATTGGGTGGGCTATAACAATCTACGTTTTGACTCTCAGGTGATGGAATGGGTGATACGCAACTATGAGAATTGGCATGAGCTTTCAAATCTGGAAATAACAGCTAGAATAGCTCAAAAAGCATCTGATGTTATTGATGATGCAAACCATGAATTGTTCCCTGAATATCGTGAATCAGACCTATCCATTAAACAGCTTGATCTTTTTAAAATACACCATTTTGACAATAAGAACAGGCGTGTAAGCCTTAAAAGGCTAGAGTTTGAGATGGATTTAGAGAATATTGAAGAGATGCCTATTTCACATGTCAAGGAATCCTTGACAACTGAGGACATAACTCTTATAACAGAATATTGTATTAATGATGTTAAAGCCACCTACCAGTTCTATCTGGTCACTATTGGTGAGACAGACCATCCTTTATATAAGGGAGACAATAAAATTGAGCTGAGACAGGATATAGAGGCTGAATTTGGTATTCCCTGCCTTAACTATTCAGACAGTAAGATAGGGGATGAGATGATTAAGAAATACTATTGCCAAGAGAAGGGAATAGAATACAAAGAACTTCCAAAGAAGGGATTCTTTAGGAAGAGTATAGATGTACACAAATGCATAGCTCCATATGTGAGTTTTCAAACCCCAGAGCTACAAGCCTTCCTTAAGAAGATAAAGAAGCTAAAGCTGGGTATGCAAGATGATTTCAAAGAGGAGCTACATTTCTATGGTAATACGTATTCCTTTATGAAGGGTGGACTGCATACAGAGAATAGCCCAAAGGTGTTTGAAGCTGATGATGAGTATGAAATAATAGATTGGGATGTTTCGTTAACAATATGGCGAAACTAAAATTCCTTAAATTGACGGGAACCTCCTTAGAGCTTAACCTACCAAGCTATGGTAGAAATACACATAGTGGCTGAAGTAATTACTCAGGTATGGTAAAAAAGGTTAAGATTGGACAATCCGCAGCCAAGGGTCTATAGTGAAATAGATCAAGGTTCAGAGACTAAACAGGGAACATTTAACAATTAATTAACACAAGTGTCTTGGTTCTATCCATGTAATTACATACATTTGTAACATGAAATTGAATAGAAAAGAACACTTAAACCAAAGTGGAATATATTGTATAGCAAATAAAGTGAATGGTAAAGTCTATATTGGAAAAGCAAAATGTATTTATTCAAGAGTTAAACAACACGTAACTCAGTTGAATAAAAAAAGAAGAGATGAAGAAAATGATCATCTTATAAACGCTTGGCACAAATATGGAAAAGATAACTTTCACTATTTTATTTTAGAATATACAACACTTGACCAGTTAGCAAGCAGAGAGTTATATTGGCAAAAGATCTTTGAATGTACTGATAGAAATAAAGGATATAATTTTAGAGAAGATTCTGAAACAGGATGTGTTGTTTCTTTAGAAACAAGAAAAAAACTTAGCGAAGCTCAAATTAAAAGATTTTCTGATCCAAAAGAGAGACAAAAAGTAAGTCACACTTATTGGAAAGATAATCCAGAGGCTACTAAGGAAATGGCAAAAAAAGTTTCAGAAGCTACAACTAAATATTATATCAATCAGTATACTAAAGATGGTCAATTTATAAAAAGATGGAATTCTGTAAAAGAAATAACAGAACAAAATTCTTCTTATAAATGGCAGCAAATATATTCAGTTTGTTCAGGTCACAAACCTTCAATTTATGGGTTTGTTTGGAAAAAAGAATTAAAGTTAAATGATGATATAGTCCAGCTGTAATTGAAAGGTTACAGAGGCTGGAATGCATACTATCCAGCCATCATCATCAATAATGGCAAATATCCTCAACATCTAGGAAAAGAGTTTCTACGTGGTTATCAAGCTATGTTTGAGAAGCGATTGGAACTCAAGCCTTTAGCTAAGAAGGATAAGAAAATCAAGGGTATTGTAGGTGCACTCAAGCTTGCTGTAAACTCTGTATATGGTAAGAGTTCAGACATGCAAAGCTGGATATATGATAGACAGCTCACTATGTTTACCACTATTACAGGAGAGCTCAGCCTTATGATGCT